AATCATTATCCAACTGAGGCGAGTGCGGGCGAGGATGCTGGTGAACCTTGGTTAATGATTGCTCCTAATGGGGACTTATTATTACATATGTGGAGAGTACATTATGCCGTAACCGCCAACGGAACTTATCAAAGCAGAAGTACGGATGGCGGTAAGACCTGGAGCGCATCTGCTCAAATAGACTGGATTGGAATTACAGACGATACAAAGGTTTTCGCAACCGACGATGATTTTGTCTACGGTGGAGTTATTTATATTGCCGCGAGGGTTTATTTGGACGCAACCCCCACCGAGGCCAAGAGTGTCTTTATAAAATCAACCGACAATGGAGTAACTTGGAATTATGTCAGCGACTTATCCGTCATGGGTTCAACCGACACATCTGAAATGGGGATGGAATATGTTGGGAACAATACAATAGTCGCAATTTTACGAAGTTTAGGCAACACCAAAACATATCAAACCAAAAGCACCGATATGGGTGCGACCTGGGCGGCGCTTACAGACATAACCGGCAGTATTACCAATGATGGCAGACAGCGCATTAGAACGCGGGCACACCTCAAGGGATTATCAAATTGGTGGAATGATAGTGTTCTGATAATGAATGGCTTTGTTATGGATACGGGCGGAACAGGGTTTCCTCGTATAAATGCGATCTGGGTTTCGGTGGACAGGGGAACTACCTGGGTGGGACCTCTCGAAGTAGACTCAAGTTACGGCGATGGCGGCTATGGAGATATGTTTTGGGATGCAACAAATCGGGTATTTGTTTTTATATCGTATCGAGGCACGACCAGTAATGCAAACCTTATCCAATATTCGTTTCCGGTCACAGGAATATAATCATGGGAATTGAATTGTTAAGTCGCCACATTGGGATGAGGGACACAAAATCCAACATAATCTCTTTGTCTGGGGTTCTTGAAGAGCAAGCCATTGCCTATGCCACAGATACGCAGGAAATGGGTATTTATACCAATGGGGCTTGGGTTTGGATTAACTCAGTGAACAATCTTTATATAGATCAATCTGGAGGAACCGCCGATACTTATGGAATTTTAGGGTGTACATTGGACGGTTCACATCCTATCTGTACAGTTTCTCAGGGAGCCTATGTATCTGGAACGTTATTGGTATTTCTGAATGGTCAGTTACAGACACAGGGAACAGCGGAAGATTGGACAGAAACCAACCCCGTCACAGGAACATTCACTTTTGCAACCGCCCCAACCGCAACCGACCAAATAACCGTAGTTTATGGATTTCTGGGCGTTAGCATTGGAGGTGGCGGATATACTCAAGGTGCAAGGGTTTATAACAGCGCGGATGTAAGTTTGACCAACGGGGTTAATACTTTGGTCACATTTGATAGCGAGGCCTATGATACTGACAATATCCATGAGTCTGTAACATATCCCGGAAGACTCACTTGTAAAACTTCCGGAAAATATATCATCGTTGGGAATGTACAATTTACAACCGGAGGCAATCAATCCATCCTATATATTAAATATAACGGTGGAAACTATATTGGAGCAGATAGTCGATTGGGCATGACCAGTCCTCGCACGTCTAGGGTATCGGTAACAACCATTTATGATTTGGCGGTCAATGACTATGTTGAATTGTGGGCATACATTGACGTAGCCTCGCCCTATGCAATCCATACAGCAGATTATTCCCCAAACTTTATGATGCAAAGGATAGGATAGCCATGGCACAAACAAAAATGCCCACAAAGCAACTCCCGGTAGTGACAAGCATTGGAACTCCTGGCTTAGACACTAATATACCCTCTGAAAAGGCCGTTAGAACCGCCATTTCAAACATTACTGGCAGTTCTTCTACCGGAACGTCTGGGGCGGGAACGGGATTTATCTATCCCGCCTGTGGGCGACTTACTCTGACATCTGTGACTCCAGTTACTACCTCGGACGTAACCGGAGCGACAACCCTATATTACACACCCTATACCGGAGACCAGATAGCCCTCTACAATGGCGCAACTTGGGATTTAATTACCTTCCCGGAAATAAGTATAGCCATTCCCTCTGGAACATCGCAGATGTATGATGTATTTATCTATAATAATGGTGGTACGGCAACGCTTGAATTATTGGCATGGACAAGCGATACCGCTAGAGCAACTGCCCTTGTTTTACAAAATGGGATTTTATGCAAAACTGGAGCATTGACCAGACGCTACGTTGGTTCTGTAAGAACCACAACGGTAAGTGGTCAAACCGAGGATAGTATAGTAAATAGGTTCTTGTGGAATTACTATAATCGCGTCCCGCGCCTTTTACAAAAAAGCGAAGCCACGAACCATACCTACGCAACGGTTGCATATAGATATTGGAACAACGATACTACGCAGCATGTTAACTACATTTGCGGTGTCGTAGAGGAATTGAGTGTATATAATTTATACGCTTTAGTTAACTCCAGCAATACATCTTATCTTAGTAGGGTCACTGTTGGCGAGGATAAGTCCAATGGTTCTTCATATTGTCTACTTGCCACTTTTGTAACCCAACTTGGGCCTCAAGGTATGGCTCAAAAGGCATACCCGCTTCTTGGGTATCATTATCTGGCAATGTTGGAATATGTCAATAATGTCGGAAATACGGGCGTATTCAACCAGTATTTCTTTACTGGAGAAATCAAAGGATAGGCAGTATAATCAAGCAAGGAGCATAATATGCCACTACCTCAGTTCAAATACGGCTTACTTCCGCCCAAGAGAGCACCTGCTCTACAATTCAAAAGCATTCTAAAAGCAGTCCCCGACCATCCACTGACCGAGGACTATCTAAAAGAGTTAACGGATTGGAGGATGCTTGGGAACGACCAACACTCCAATTGCGCAGCCGTGTTTTGGGCAAACATGCGCCGGATGATGTCTGCTCTTTTGGGTGACAAAGAATATTATCCCACCCAAGAACAAGTCTACGCACTTTACAAGACACAGAATCCCGACTTCCCCGAGCAAGATGATGGAATGGATTTACAAACGATGTTTGAGTATCTTCATCACAGCGGGGGGCCGGATGGGGTCAAACTTCTGGCATTCGCGGAAGTGGATACCTCCAATCGGAATGAGGTGGATGCTGCTTTAGCAATCTTTGGCGGTCTAGGTATGGGAATTCAGGTACAAGGAGCCAACCAGATTGATTTTGCCAATGGAGTTCCTTGGGATTACCACCCCGGCCAATCCATCGAAGGCGGACACGCTGTTCTCGGAGGTGGATATTATAACCAACCACAGAATGACATCAGGTTTATCACATGGGCCAAAGAAACGGGCATGACCGATGCTTATTGGGATAACTTAGTAAATTGCCCACAGGGGCAATGTTGGATTTGCATCTGGCCGGAAAACATTGGAACGAAACAGTTTATCCAAGGCATTGACATGGATGCTTTGAGGACGGATTATGAGGTTTTGACAAACCGCCCTTTCCCCGCCGTCGCCCCAAGCGATAATCCCGGTTGTTCGGCTTGGCTGGCGATGTTACTCAAGAATGGAATGAAGGCATGAGAATCACCGACCCCGTTCTGGTTCCCGATGTTTCCTTTTATTGTGACCACATCCACGCCAAAGAGTTTGAGGATGGTGGATGCCAGTCTGTCATCGTGGGGCTTTATTCAATCACACAAAACGGGAAACAGGTTCTTAATCCAATCTGCCGGGCGCAATGCCAGGAAGTTGCAAAGACTTCAATGGTATTACAGACTTACGCGTGGGATGATATTACCCTCGATCCAGTTGCTCAGGCAAATTGGGTGGCAGACACCATTGAAATTGAAGGGCTGCCGATTAAGTGGGTTTGGGCAGACGACGAACAATGGTGGCTATCGTGGACGGCATACTATAATTGGCGCGGCAATCCGGCGAAATATCCATTGAGTACCGTACCAAAAGGACTGCCACAGAATATCAGTATGCACATGCTGGCATTTACACAGACCCTACGCGCCCGCTTCCCCGCCTCCGGTGTGTACACAAACAATGGTTTCGTTGCATCCTGGGCGCAACCGATGAACTCGTGGCTTCCACTTTACAAGCAATGGGTTCCTGAATATGCGCGCGAGCCGAATGTTATTACTTCAATGACCTGGGCGCAATTACAGGCGGGGTGGATGCCAAACTATGAGATTGCTCTTGCCGCTGGACAACTTCCTGGACAAGTTTGTGGACATCAATTTACGGGGGACGTAATAAAACTTCCGGGCGCGTATGACCAATATTGCAATGAACAAGTACTAGACGTATCGGTCTTTTCAAAAGCGTTTGTAGATGGACTTCGCGGAGGCGTTCCAGTACCCCCTACACCCGCTCCCACGCCCCCACAGCCGCTTTATCCTGCCTATACTGCCATTTATCCCCTAAATGTGCGTTCCGGGGCTTCCCAGACCTCCCCATCGCTCGGGGTGATGCCCGCAGGAACAAAGGTTTTCATTGACACAGTTACCAATAATTACTCACATTTTCAACCGACACAAACATTCCAACAAGGCGGCTGGCTATGGAGTGCTTATCTTAAGAAGGTGTGAAATGGACCCCACCCTACAAACTGTTCTTACAATCTTCACGCCACTCTTGACCGTCATTGTCGCCGGGATAAGTTATGTGGTTGGACAGGCTATGTCGCGCTGGCAGGCGCGCGAGCAAGTCAAGACCATGCAGGCAAACAGTAAGCTGGCGGTTCAGGCGGTCGAGCAACTCGCCGCCGGACAACCCAATGAAGTCAAGGCAAAAATGGCATTGCAGATTGCCCAACAGTTGAACCAACAAGCCAAGATTGCCATACCGGATACGACCGTCGCGCCGATGAATGAGGCGCATGTATTGACCCTACCACCTGCCGCCGACGGCGAACCCAAAGGATAGCCCATGGACATTGATAACTTTTACCTGATAGTTGGTGCACTCGGTGCGCTGGTTGGTAGTGTTTATCTGGCCTACGCCGCGGTAAAGTTCCCGTGTTTATGGAGGTCGGCGCGCGGTGTCTATCTTTTGGCTGGATTGCTTGACCTCTACCTGGTTATAATTTACGGCCTGACGTTACTGGGAACATTGGGGATACCCGGATACGGCGCGTATGTGCGCCCGGTACTGCTACCCATTGTCATGTCCCCGGCAGCCATAGCCTATATCAACAGACGGATGAGGTCCAAATGAATGTTGCGCTTCAGTGGCTTCCAACGATAATTGCCATAGGGGTTTTTGTTTTGTCTGCTCTCAAAACCCCCAAAGAAAATGCCAGCCTGAACGGTGGCACAGTCAAGAGTTACGCCGAGGCCGCAAAGATGGCAGGAGAAGATGCGCGCGCCGCCCGACAAGAAGCCAATGAAACAAAACAAAAAATGTTTGAAATGGAAAGACGATTAACCGTTGTTGAGCGCAAAAAGTTTAGATGCGTAATTGACTTTGAGATAGGCGACCCACCTACGGTCGGTGAAGTAAAAGTTGAGCCGATACTTCCTCCAGACATGAAAAAAACAGCGCCCATAAAGAAAGGCAGAAAATGAAAACAATGATTCGCAATTTATTCTCAGACATATTTGGGGATGGGTATATAGAGGGACTTGTCAGAATTGTGTGTATAACAGGACTGTTGTGTCTGGAAGTTCTGTTTATTTATGGCATTATTACATTTATTGTCGCAATTCGATAGTATAATAGAAGTTACTACACAACTCGGATTCTTGTTCACAGAAAGGAAAGGAATATCAAATGAATCTTACGACTTTCTTAACCTGGCTTTTTGCAAGCGGAGGCTGTATTATCGCGGCTTCCTGGGTGCTTGGGCAATTCAAGGGATATGTCGCCCTCGCAGACAATGTGAAGAATTGGATTTTCTTCGCGGTGGCGGCGGTATTCGGGGGCGGAGGCTACGCCCTGATAACCTACCTGCCCGCGAGTGTTGTCAACGCCGTGGAACCATACTTTCTAATCGTGGCCGGTGTATTCGCTTATGTGTTCATCAACAAGGCATACACAAAGTTGGTCAATCTGGTGGAGGAGTTGAAGAAATAGACATATCTGGCAGGATAATCGAATAAATTACGCGAGGCCGTGGCGATAAGTCACGGTCTCTGCTTGAGTAGGAGGAAACATGCCCGCGACTGGACATTTCTGGAGTACCCGCGAAAAGACCGAATTACTTGCCGCCTTCAAAGAAGTACCACCCCATATCACACAGGGCGAGTTTTGCAGACACTACGCCAAAAAATTGTGCATCACTCCCAACGCTGTCAGAATACAACTCCGAACACTTATGTTTGAAATAGGCGGCATTATTAGGGAAAGTCCCTACCCGAGATATGACGAGCCATTGGTGATGGAGGGCGACGCGATAGTTTTTCCAGATATTGAAATGCCATTCCATCATGCAGAATTTATCAACCAGTGTTTGAAATTGGCAAAGGCTTGGGGCATAAGACAATGTATCATTGCTGGAGACTTGCTTCATTTCGATAGCCTTTCGGGATGGGAGCCGAATTGGAAAAATACAGATGAGGGCGAGATTACGCCAAAGACAGAAGAGGCGTTGGTGGAATTTGCCAAAACTTTGGGTAGCAGACAACAAGCCGCGTTATTCGGGATTATCGGGGAAATGGGGAAAAAAGATGAACAAGACGGAATGTCCACTGAATTAAAAATAGCCAGAGAGGAAATAAAGAAATTTGAGAAATGCTTTGATAAGATTGATATGGCCTTGGGGAATCATGAAGGGCGATTGCTCCGGGCATTACAAACCACCCTGAATCCCGAAGAAATAACTACGCTTCTAAAAACCGGGGAACATTGGCGGATTGCCCCGTTCTATTATTCCTACTTGATAAGCAATGGGGAAAAGTGGTGTATTGACCATCCCAAGAGCGCGGCGGCTTCAACGGCGGCGGTTCTCGCAAGCAAGTACGAATGCCATGTCCTGATGGCCCACAGCCACCACTTTGGAATAACCACCGACATATCGGGGAAATATTATGCGGCGGAAATTGGCTGTTGTGTGGACGAGGATAGATTACCTTATGCTGCCCAAAGGCACACGCGGTCGGCGGCGCACTCGCTCGGGGCGGCAATAATTCGGGGCGGGTATCCATGGGTGCTAACAAAATTCACGGATTGGGACAGTCTCTTGAAAATATCGTAGAGAGAAACTTGTATCTAATCTATGAGCTATAAGTAGGTTTGTGGCTCACTTTTGATGAAATATGAGCTATAGGCCGTAAAAATTCAGACCTTTAGCAGATAGTATAGAATTAACTGTTAATCTTCACGGGTACAGTGTATTCTATACACAGATAATTACTCAATAAGAGATTATCGCAGTACGAAATACACAGAATTGCTTAAAAGTACAATTCATTCATCCCAAATTGTCTTTTTGATGCAAAATGTGCAATTCAGATAACATGAGAACCAGGCGGAGGAGTCGCCTGGTTCTGCATTTGCCCTCACACTCAGACGCGATATGGGCGAGGGGGGCGACCGATGGGGACTGGCTGGTTACTCGTGCAATGTTTCGCCAGCATTTCGTGGGACGATTGGCACGTACGCTTTGGCCCGATCTGGCCGCAGTCCCTTGGGTGGAGTGTTCTGGGTGTACCCAGCCTCAGACACCCACTGGACGGCATCGGCGCAGACGCTTGGCGACTGGCCTTATCCGTCCAAACGCACAACGTGGTAGGTGGCTCGCCTACGAACACCCTGCGCCGGATGACGCGTCATCCCGGAACGGTGCACTCTCGCAAGAACTGCCCTCGGGCGTTTCCCACGGTGGCAAATCTATTTTACCACGAATTACCGAGGCGTATCGTACTTTCACGCCTTATTGGTGAGGGCTTCTGTCATGGCTTCTGTCAATATTTCCGGTTCGGCGGGACGTTGCATGATAAGATACTCATCATTCATTGCGGCGATTGTCCAGCCATCCTCTGCCCACGGCTTTAACCAGGCTTCTAGTTCTTCGGGTGACATGAAATAATCAAGATTCTTTACGCGGTATTCCATTTCACACCTGTCTTTCTACGCGCTTCATAATGCGCTCGAATTGCTTCTTTGGATACAGTTTCTTACACAGGCATCTTGAGAAGCCGATAACCGGGTCGAAAGTATCTTCGATGCTGCACGTGGATTTCGTACGCGTCCCGTCATTCCACAGGACAACGGTGGTTTGGCCGCGGGTTATGACCTTGCGGGGATAAGGAATTAATCCATCCACTATTACAGTGACTTCTAAATCTGTATCCATATTTTTATCCTTTCTGCTATAACAGCATTTCCGTTACCGGAACATAAAAATGGTTGGAGATAAACCTCACCCTCCCGCTCTTTCTTACCACACTGGCAACCGAGTACCATCCGTGCCTGCTTAATCCCAATTCATGCTGGACTTCAACCGGAGTAACCTTCCCGCGCTGTTGGATATATTCAATCGCTTTCAATGCCAGTTCTTTCTTGGTCTCAAATTCAGACTTCTTTCCATGCCCGGCACGGACGCGATAGGATTCGGCCAGTATCTTTAATCCAGCCTTCTCACACTCTAAGGCAGTTTGCAAGAGGATGGTTTCGTCCGAGGTTGAATTAGCCTCATCGAGAAGAGGCCTCAGGCGCACAATGGCATCAATGCGCGGGGAGGTCTTACGGTCAAAGCGCGGTAAACCTTCATAGGGTACAAGTACATCAATGGTCATAGAACCTCCTCCATCCAGCGCGCAAGCCTGCACAGCCAATTCGGGCAGACTTCATAATCGGCATTATGGGATTTCCTGCCATGCCAATTGAAAATGGGAGCGATAATGCGATACCCCCACCAGCGCGGGTCGTGGTATTCTTTCATTCTTCCTCCATTCTTCTCTCTTCCGCATATCGCGCTCAGCACACAGGCAACCACCAGCGCAACCACTAGGACGGGCCAATCCCAGGTGGGGGTCATAATTGGACTTTCTTCGGATAACCGCGTGGTGGGAAACGGTCAATATCCCACGCCCGGTCGGGTTGCTCTAATTCATCTTCTAAGTGGAATGATGGTTCATCGTCAAGCGGCGGCGGAGGCCATGACCGATGCACGTTCTTTTCTTGCTTGGCAATAAGGGCGTTTACCACTTGTGACGGAGTAAATCCCATCCGACAAGCACCATCGAAGGCCAATAAAATAATGTCTATCCATTCAGTGACATCCTTGGGGTTTTGTCGCACTTCCTCAATTTCTTTTTCGATATGCTTCAAAACTCCAATATGACGCTCAGAAATACCAAAGGTCTTATATGACCATTCCATTTTTGCCTGCAACCAATCGACCAATTCTTTCATCATTTCGCCTCCAACTTTGCTAAATCAGCATCTATTACTTGCCAGAAATCCGACCTCAATCCATAAGGCCAAGTTTTAGCTTGTTCTTGTTCATGCGCCACGATAGGCCACAAGGCAAATGTCTGATAAACCGCCAATGTATGACATTTCGGACACAGGCGATAATTCTGTGTTGCCCCGTCACACTTTAGGCACCACCAAAGGCCAATCATGTTCATTTCGCCTCCAGGAACTTGCGGGCAGCAATAATTTCTTTCATGCCTTCGACATCCCACTGTCCGTTGTCACCGCTTTCTTCCAATTCGATAATCCATTTCATCAATTTATTAATGACCTTTTCCGCCTCTGCCAGCTTGGACTTGAGGGCGACAAGTTCGGAACTGGCGTTGTTTAGAGAATTGTCAATCTTTTCTAAAACTCCATCCACTATCAGTTCATCACCCATCCACATATTTGTTTTATCGGTTCGACAAATACTATAATCTCCCTCCTCAGACAGTAAATGTTTTAATTCTTTTATATTCTCAATCAATTCTTCAATCGCTTTTGTATCCATTCTCACCTCTCTAACGCACAGCATATTTGACTATCTTCCCGCAATCCAAACAGCGGTAGACCTCGAATATCCCATCGTCTTTGATAAATGAATATTCGGTATCGCAATGACAGATTTCACAAAATAGCCAGATAATCAGTTTACTCATTTTTTATCTCCTAACGAGTATAGTCTGGTAAAACCTCGCGCGTGGTTCCATCTGAGAAGCGCATGGTTTCCTGATTGAAGTAAGATATAACCGTTCCGGTTGGGCCGTTTCTGTGTTTGGCTATAATTAATTCTCTTGGGTCTATCTCGGATTTTTGATAGATAAAAATTACCTGGTCCGCATCTTGCTCAATATTGCCACTCTCTCGCAGGTCTGACAAAACCGGCTTCTTCTCTCCACGCCCCTCCACCGCGCGATTGAGTTGCGCTGCCGCCAGAATGGGGATGTCCAGTTCCTTCGCAAGTGCCTTTAATCCTCTAGTGACTTCGCCAATGTCCAAGTCTCTCCGATCGTTTTTTTGGTCTGCATTTGCCAGTTGAATGTAATCCAAAGCAATAAAGTCGGCCTTGTGTTTTCGGGATTCGGAACGTATCTGACCTATTCGAATCGCCGGAAGGTCGCAAATAACAATTGGCAGTCCTGATAGCCCATCGGCGGCCTGTTGGTATTTTTCCTGTTCATCCTCGCGTATATTCCCATTCATAATCCGAAAGGCAGAGATACCAGATAGTTGTGAGATAAATCTTTGGGTAATGGACACTCCGCTCATTTCAACAGAGAATAAAAGCCCGCGTTTTCCATTATCTGCCGCATTCAAGAGTATCGTACAAAGTAAGGCGGTTTTCCCAAGCCCCGGCCTAGCCGCGACTACAATCAATTCCTGCTTCTGAATGGCGATAATCTTATCGAGATCGTTCAATCCGGTCTTTAATGCCCGTTCTCCTTTCGAGGCTTTGTCGGTTGCGTCCATGGCTTTGGCAACCGCCTCGTCCATCCCCATGGTATGAGTAAGTATTTTCCCTGAGTGGAGAACCATTTTGCTAAATTCGTTTTCCACGTCTGCGACAATGGCAGAGGCGGTGCGTCCATTGGTTGCCCAAGTTGCTATCTTATTTGCCACTTCCCGCAGAGCGCGCTTCTGTGCATAATCTGATACTGTGACCGCGTAACTCTCCCCGCTTCCCTTGACAGTGTAAACGTCCCTGATACAACTCAACGCAGCCCTTCCGGTAAACTGTTTGTTGTCTGGAATTTGAAAGTCTTGTAGTCTCCCCATTCTTTCCAATTCATCGGCAAGGACAATCATGTCCAACTTCATACCAGAAGTAATAATATTTTGCATAGCCTCCCAAGCCCACCCAAAACAAGCCCACGAAAAATCGCACGGTCTGACAATATCGGCCAGAGCAGAATATTCTTCTGGATGTCTTAGCGCGTGGGCAAGAATGGCGGTTTCCGATTCTCGATTGGCGATAATGGGTTCATTCATTAAGCAACACCTCCAAGCAATCTGCCTCGTCTTGTACCCCCTCCAATAAATGTGCTAGACCGTTTTCGTAATCTTCTTCCATTTCAAAGATGGCGTTCACTTGCTTACAGAGATAGGACGGGACAGGTATATCACAATTTACATAACTCCCAAACTTACGAATCGTATCGGAAACTATTGTTTGCAGGCTCATAGCATTCCCTTTTCTTCCAGTTCTTGTACCGTAGGATAATGCCTTTCTTCCGGTTCTTGCTCAAAAGCCAGCGGCCAATCTTCCCATACATTTGACGGTTTCCTGCCATACCATTGAATCCGCTGTGGCCTGTCCTTTTGTCGATTAACCCACTTTACGAAGCCCTCAACCGTTCCTGTGCCTTTCTGGACGGCATCTACAATCAGTCGCGCAACCCTGTCCCATTCCCTGTTTTCCCCATATTTCGGCCAATTCGGATTGAGGTGGGAAAGACCTTCGATGACCGCCTGGGCAGAGCTGTTTTCGGGGAAAAGGTCGTCTGGCGAAACCGCGCGCCCCATAATTATCGCAGCCTCGATTCCCCTAATATTCTTGATTGAGGATTGTCGAGTCTTGCCTTTTTCCTTTGAAGTGATACCCTCGTTAATTGGGGCGTTAACTGGGGCGTTAACGTCAACCCCAGAGGTTGATGGGGTGTCAACTACTGGTGTTGATGGGGGGGTATCATCACAGTTTACGGGGTCTAGTTCATCAGGCAGCTCTTGGTAATCAAACCTGATACGAATAAGATTAGATCGACGCGCACCAGATTCTTTATCATACCTGGGATGGATTTCCAAGTATCCTTTTGCTTGTAGGATTTGAATGTCGCGACTTACTGCTTGTTTACTTTTTCCTAAAATGTCCCCAATTGTTTGTAGTTTCGGAAAACACCATCCATTCTTATCTCCAAAAATTCCGAGCGCAGCAAGAGTCCTATATGCGCTATCTGACAACTCTTTGTCTGCTACTGCCTTCGCTGGCGCAATTGAAAATCTTTGATTTCCCATAATGTCACTCATAAATCAAATCTCCTCTTGGGTGAACCTGTGGCCTTGTGGGGGAACAACCAGTTAAGGGGTTCAGACCACAAGCCCACCCAAGAGGAGGCTTGAACCTGATTGTTCCCATTCCACGTAATTAATTTTACTCTTTAGCGCCGTCGGTGTCAAGCACGTATCTGCAATACTCTATTTTCGCCCATTGCGCGGTCAATTTTTCATTCCATCCGCAATAATCCTGAATGGGACGAAAATGACCACAATCAATAAAATATCTTCCCACCAGCTTGCATGGGCAATTCTGGCAATTGTAACTGCCGTCGCCATCGTTATTCCACACAAATAACCAAGAAAAAATTTATCAAACATCATTTCCTCTCAATCTTTATCCACTTTATATCTTGGTGGCTTGACAGAGTTTTGAACACAACTCCTGCCGCGACGATATATATTACCAATGGGCATAAACTATTCAGCCATTGCAGAACATGCCCCAAGGCGAAGTAGATTGTATTATACAGGGTGACGTAGAAAAAGAAGTCGGTCATGGCAATGACCCTATAATTGAGTCGTCCAATCCATCGTCAAAGGGGTGTGGTTCTTTGGTTGGCTCAGGGTGGGAGGCTAGAAAGGTATCTATTTCATTCTCAAAATCACCATTTATATTCCACGCCCCTCCCCCCTCATAGTGTGCCATCTCGTTTTCTCGTTGGGCTTTGGCAATTATGCGCCGCGCCTCCGCCAGTTCAGCCTTCGCCGCGGCAAGATCGGCGCGAATATCTTTGGTTTCAACGTGTTCGTTCTCATAATTCTCAAGCCACTTTATACCGGCACCCTGTTCTGGAATTTCATTCCACTCGCCTTCGTGATATTGAGAATAATTGTCTATTACTTCCCATGCTTTTGCCAATTCTGCCTCTTTAGTAGCGAGATTGGCGCGAAGCTGGGCAAGTTCTCCGCGGGCAAGTCTGCCATTGTTGCTTGCCTGTTTATTTCGGTCATTTTCTAAATTGGCTACAGCTACATCAAGTGCGCTCATTCTCGCTCCTTTGGGAATATCATTTCTACTGCCATGTCCGCCAATTTATCAAAATTAATATTGGCATCGGCGGCATAGGCGGCATGGGCGGCGACATCGGCGGCATAGGCGGCATGGGCGGCGGCATAGGCGGCATGGGCGGCGGCATCGGCGGCATAGGCGGCATAGGCGGCGGCATCGGCGGCATAGGCGGCATAGGCGGCGGCATAGGCGGCATAGGCGGCGGCATAGGCGGCGGCATGGGCGGCGGCATCGGCGGCATAGGCGGCATAGGCGGCATCGGCGGCATGGGCGGAAGGATTGCTTAAATACGCTTTGGCGGCTTCGATTGCTTTTCTAGGCACATTGTTTTGTGGATACTTTTTCTCATAAATTCCCAAAACCGCCTCAGCACACAAAATTGCAAATGCAACTTGGACAAGATTAGCCTTATTGGAATTGACCCAACCCGGAACGTCTAATTGTTTCGTAATTGACAATGAGAAACAACCGACCTTCCCCCAATCTGACACGCATGGTTTTCCATTGCATTCCCACACGATAGGATTGTCAATATTGGCATGGCAAGAATTGAGCAGGAACGCGAGATTGAGATTGGTGTAAGCATGAAATACACCTTTGGAACACAATTCCGGTTTTTTACATGCTTTCTTTTTATGGGTTTTACCCACGCTCCAATGAGTATTGTTTTGTGTATTTCCTTCTTGGTCGGTGAGTTTATATAGAATCATTGTCTCCTTCTTTCTTCGGGAATATCCAGGTGGTCAATGTTCCGTTAGATTGCCGAAACAGATAAACGGTATCTGCCCCGAATTTCGCCGCCCATTCCTTGGCTTCCTGTTCATCCCTACAATTCCAAGTAGAGAGCATATTGCCATGGGGAAGGGCGGATAGGCGGTCGAGAGTTATGATGGAAATATCAGAGGGGGTCATTTCATCCCCACCCTTCTGATATACAATGGGATAAACCCAAACAGAAACCATCCCTCGCAACTCCACTGTTTATCATCGCCACCGAACCGCTTCATATTTTTGAACCACTGTTTATAAACTATCATGGTATCTCCTCTCAGATATTCCTCTGCCCGATCATTAGGGTTTCATGTGGATTAAGGTGTGGTGGTAGCGACATAACCAAATTATCTCTTTTGGTTTTGAATAATCGGGGTGGTGCCTTTGTCCAATATTATCACATCCCTCTATTGAACATTTTTGTGGGACGGGATATATTCTTCTTGCCATAGCCTGGGCATTGGTTTTGTTTTTGTTTTTTTCTGCATATCTTTTGTCTCGGTCTTTTTTAGTACGATCTTCTCCTTTTTTTCGGTGTTGGCGAGATGGATAATTTCTCCGAATAAATCTTGTTTCATTTGTTTTTCTTTTTATGTTTCTGCATATTCTGCACTCATATTCTAATCCGTCTTTATATCTACTCCTTTTCGTGAAGTTGGATTCATCCAAATATTTTTTGCAAACAGAACATTTTTTCATGGTCATTCCTAGGCAAAATCCCGCATCCAACCCATTAACTCTGCCAAGAGATACCGACGCGAAGTCGGATGGATTGGATGCGGGAAATTGTAAAGGAAAATTCGCGCTCATTGGTATCTCTTGGCAATCTCTAGTATATCACAAAACACAGAGCAGAGGGATGGGATTATTTGCCACCTATAGACGACAAAACATTGGTGATTGCGTAATAGTATGGATTGATAAGTGCCATAACAGCCATTACTAACAACCCAAACGCAACCAGTGTAAAAACGGCAGATCCACAGAAACATAGCGGTATTCCAAGTTCCCAATGTTTGTCAAATTTGCCATTCTTTTCATCCCTGTCGTATTGTGGCTTATTTGCCATTGCCAACCTGTATAGTAAAAATGCTACGGCAATCAACATTAGCGCCCACAGAATATCGGCGACGGCGTAGACATAGACCTGCTTTACCAGAACGCCCCAAACGGTCGGGCTGGCAGATTTCACAAAGTCAATCAATTGTTGCAACGCCTCATTCATGGTTATATCCTTTTCTGCGGGGGACGTTGTGCGCGTCCCCCGCGATAGACTAGATGCTCTTTTTGTATTCGAGATACCAAGCATTTGCTTTTTCGGCAGAGGTTGTCGCCGATGGACTTTCCTTGGTTGCCTTCAGGGGACGTGCATTGCGATATTCTTTACCCCACGCCTTGATGAGTTCAGGGGTGGCGTTGGATGGAAGATTGGATAGTCCCAACATTCCACGCGCTCCAAAGTCGTTGAGGGCAAGACCTGCACCTATTAGGGCGTTTATTTGTTCTGGCGCCCAGACAATCTTTCCCGGTTCTTGTTTGGGTGCATCTCCAAACCCAAGATCGTGTAGGCTTTGTCCCTCGCTGCGCGGTTCTTGTGTTTCTGTCGGTACGTCCTGGGCGACCACATCGGTGATTTCATCGTCGTTTGCCCATTCGCGTTCGCCCTCATCGTCTTGCAGGGCTGAGCGCAGGGCGGCGGTTGCACTATCCTTTCCAGACATATCGCCCCATTTGATGAGTTCCCGGAAGCAGGTCTTGAGTTCCATGGCTTGCCGCATTTTGGGATTGTTCCATGGGCTTTTGGGATTATGGTATCCGGGCGAATACATTTCGGCGTGTTCGGAAATTTCCGCCATGCTCATGTAAACAGTTTTCTTGAAGCCCTTATTTGTCTCAAAGTATCCGAGATAGCCGATAATCTTCTTGTCGCCCGGGCCGTCCGTGACATCTTGATAGCCCTGCCCTTGCAGTTTCGAGAGTTTGTCGTTCTCAACCAAGAGGCCATTTTCTAGCATCAAGTAGTGGATGCCGGTCGTGCTGTGCTGCATGACGCGCTGTCCTTCGCGGACAGGGGTTACGTTGATGGCGTAGTATTTGCCGGTTCGTACCATCAGGGTATAGAGGCCGCGATAGTGAGGCCAGAACTCCGCCTTGCCGCTGATGGGGACAAGATAAGCCTGCTTCAATGCGGGATCGCAGGACAGTTCCAGAGAAGCCGCGCGCAATGCTGAGCGCAGGATGCTTTGCGGTTCGCATCTCATCAGGTCGCCGTTAGCAGTACAGGCAATCAGAACGCTTTGCACATAAGCATTGGCCTCGTTTCCAAGAACGGCCCTGAACTTCTGAATGATGTCTGGGCGGTGGAAATACTCGGCTAGGCTGTCGCCGGGCTGTGGCGCTTTCTGAATTGCTTTTGTTGGATCGGGTGCTGTCATATTTCTCCTCATCTTTCTCCGGTAATCGCCGGACTAAAAGCCCTCGCGGGCAGAACTGACTTCAAGGTCATGGTCTTTCTGTAGCTTCTGTTCTTCTGCCAATTCGAGTATCCAGGCGGCAAGTTCGTCTCCGCGCCGGCACGTGTCGCATAATTGCTGCAAGGGATTGTCGTTCAACCCAAGACAGCGTATACAGTGTTTCACTTCTGGAGCGGTATAGCCGTCATAAATCGGTTCCATAATTTACCTCGCTTTCCTGATTTTGATGCGATTGCCATCTTTATCAACCTCATAGCATTTTCCAGCCACGCGCGGGGCTTTTACTTTATCTGGATAATTAGCGGGACAATGTACTACAATCTCGCTCACCAGAACGGGACAGGCAACAAACTTGATTGCAGCGTGATTGTAATCTAAAGCAATTTGAGGGCAAGACGAGAAGTGTAACCCCCCGCCGCATTCCGGTTCGGGATTCCAATCGGGGGCTTTGGGTGATTTTCCGGGGGCATAGAATATATTTACTTTGCGGGCATAGGAAGTTGAATAATCAGCGTCAACGGCCTTGAATAAAATAGCCTTGCCATTTTTTGTTGGTACACCATAGAATGCAAGCCACTTTTCAGCAGTATCAATTATAGGAGCATACACTATGGTTGCGCAAATTTTGTTGATGATTTTCCCGTCAAATCCAGGCATAACCATCAAAACGGCAGACGAGGAAACGAGGGTAATTTTACCGTGATATGCCCGAATAAAGGAGTTTTCCCACGCCGTGACTTGGGAGTTATCCCACGCTGCGACTTGGGAGTTTTCCCGCGCCGTGACTTGGGAGTTTCCCCACGCCGTGACTTGGGAGTTTTCCCGCGCCGTGACTTGGGAGTTATCCCACGCTGCGACTTGGGAGTTTTCCCGCGCCGTGACTTGGGAGTTTCCCCGCGCCGTGACTTGGGAGTTTTCCCACGCCGTGACTTGGGAGTTATCCCACGCCGTGACTTGGGAGTTTCCCCGCGCCGTGTATTTATCTGATGCGCCTATTTCTTTGTATTCCATATTCTCCTCACTTTCCTTTTATCTTCAAGTGCCAGTGCAACCCGTTCTTTGAACCCTTCGCCGGGTCGGGAGGTCTGTGCAAGAAGTTGGTCATAGGGATCAACTCATCCCGACTGGGGGTAAGTTTGAGCGTGTTCTTGGTGCCGGATTGCTGAACGGATATTTTCATAGTATTGCCATTGCGGGCCGCTGGTTTGCACAGCGAACTACGGGGTATGAACCCATCGTGATACTATTTCACCAGCCCGCGTCGTGTAACTATCCTTCATCCTGAAATGCTTTTCCAAGCTCACTCGATGGCGCGCGTACGAATTTATGAAGATATTCTTCGAGGGCGGGGTCGTCTGGAATAAGCGTCCAGCGATAGCCGAGTTTTTGAGCGATATTATCAGATACGTTTGACCGCTCATTAAGAATGTCGCTGAGATAGGCGCAGGAAATTCCAAATTCTTCTGCAACCGCTTTTTGGCTTCCCGCTTCTTCCACTTTTTTACGAAGTGCCTTTACCGCATCGTTCATAGCTTACTCCTTTTCCATTTATTATAAGCACTTTTGCTAATTTGTCAATAGGCTAATTTTATAGTATAATGGGAAGAGTTTCCGATACGTCTAGTGCTTTCAAGAGAGGATGCAAAAAATGAAAGTTATTAATACTGAGAAATTGCCGATTAAGCTGTGGCTTGAAGATGTTGAAGATGGAGCATTGGCGCAGGCTAAGAATTTAGCTAATCACCCATTTGCTTTTAAGTGGGTTGCAATTATGCCTGATTCGCATCAAGGGTATGGTATGCCCATTGGTGGGGTGTTGGCAACCAAAGAAGTCATAATTCCGAACGCGGTAGGGGTAGATATTGGGTGTGGAATGTCTGCCGCCAAAACGTCTTTAACGGAAATTGATACTAATACTATTAAGTCAATCATGGGAGAAATTCGCAAAGTTATTCCGGTGGGATTTAGCCACCACCAAGAAGCGCAAGAATGGGCGCAATTTGCCAACGCGCCGGATTTGCCTATTATTCAAAAAGAATTGGATTCTGCAAAAACACAACTCGGCACACTGGGAGGGGGAAATCATTTTATAGAAATTCAGCGCGGCGACGATGGGCATATTTGGGTAATGCTACATTCCGGTAGTCGCAACTTTGGCCTAAAAACTGCTACAGAATATCACAAAAAAGCACAGGCTCTTTGCGAAAAATGGGTTTCTGGTATACCAGATAGAGACCTTGCGTTTCTTCCAATGGACACAATTGAAGGACGGGAATATTTTATTGCAATGAATTATTGTCTGGACTTTGCTTTTCAGAACCGCGCCTTGATGATGAAGCGCATATTGGATATTTTTTGGGAAAAGACCGGAGCGCATGAAATGGACGAAGTGAATATCCACCACAACTATGCAATTATGGAGCACCACTTTGGACAAAACGTCCTTGTCCATCGTAAGGGAGCCACCAAAGCCACTCTGGGATTACGCGGAATTATCCCTGGATCAATGGGGACCCACAGCTATATTGTTGAGGGACTTGGCAATCCAGACAGTTTTGAATCTTGTTCTCACGGAGCTGGGCGCAGAATGGGGCGCAAGGAAGCCTCTCGCGTTCTTAGTCTTGCAGAGGAACAAGAAAAAATGTCGGGAATTGTTAATGGCCTTCGGACAGTACAAGACCTTGACGAAGCGCCGGGCGCATATAAAGATATTGATATTGTCATGGACAATCAAAAAGACCTTGTGAAAAAGATAGTTGAGCTTACTCCCTTGGCAAGTATCAAGGGATAGGCAACAAGGCTTTCAAGAGAGGATGGAGAGAATGAATAGAAAATCTCCCGGAAGAATGTATTTATGGAGCAATCCAGATTTACCACATTGGCAAAGATTATTATTAGGTTTGCCATATCTTACAATTTTGTTCTGGTGGTGGTTGGTTGGAAATCCAATATGTCTTTATAGGGGCAGTAAGCAACCAGAAGAATTTCATCCAGAAGATATTTATGTGAGAGAATGAAACCGATTTGTCCTAAGCCCAAGCCCATCAAAGCCAAAAAGAAGAAGCGCGGGAAGTATGTCTCTCCCCGGAAGTCTTTGGAAATCCAGCTTGACAAAGTTTTCTCCGAGTATATCAAGCTCCGGGACGATTACCGTTGTTGCATCTGTGGCACAGACCAGCGTCCCCAATGCGGCCACCTGATAACCAGATCGTGTACGCGCTTGCGTTGGGAAGAAAAAAATGCGGCATGTCAATGCAGTGGGCACAATCTCCAGCATGAATACAGGCCAGAGATATTCACGAACTGGTACATAAAAACGCATGGATTAGCAGAGTATAATAAGCTGTATCGCCTGAGCCAGATCCAAAATTTCAAATGGTCGGTGGAAGAATTACAAGAGATTCTTACCGACTTACAAGCCAAACTGGATAGTCTAAAGAATAGGAGCGTCTATGTCGAAAAATGAGAGCGATATACAAGCGTTCATTGACCAGTGGAACAAGCGCGGGCGGGATGTTAGAATCCTGGACTTCTCGCCGGATATTATCTTGGCGGAAATAAACGGCGCATTTTCTGCTGCCGAATTGGAGCAGATAGCTGAATTCATCAGGGAATGCGAGGATAAATGAAACTGACCTTACAACAAGCCCATCATGTTTTGCAGGCAGAAATTGAGTGGTGTCTTAAGCATCCCAATAAGGATTTAACTGCCGACCATCAACTAGGATTTAGAAATGGACTAAAACAGGCCCAATATCTTTTGGAAAAAGCAGAAGAAAAGATAAAAAAAGATGGATGACCTTCAATCCATTGTAGAAGAAATAGGTGCGCTGGCCGATGCTATGGAAAAAGACAGGTGGAAGCTATGCGCCGCCATCGCTGCCGCCTTCGAGGAACTTCCAGCATATTCCAGAGGCTTGACAATCGGGTTGTCTGCTAGGTTGAAGAAGTCCGGCGACCAGATTTATAGCCTCAGAGATTCGGAAATTTTACGCTCGCGGTTACGATACGATACGGAAATTCCGCCCAGTCATTTTTCTACCCTGTCGAGATTGCGGGACCGTTTCAACCTGACCGATGAAATTTGTATTGAGTGGTTAGACTGGGTGAAAGAAACGGGTGCGAGCGTGAGGGAAATGAGTTGCGAGATAACGATAAAATACACGGAAGATGGTAAGAAGGCTTTCTTTCGACGCGTAATCAGGGTTCAGAAAGACGTACAGCGATTGCTTGAAGAAGCCGAGGCAATTAGACTGCCAGAACAGTTGCGCGCCCTTACAAAGAGCGCGCTGGCTGTTCTAAGAGAATGGATTGAGAAACTTGTGGAGTGGCGGGGGTGATTACTTTGTCGTTAGCCAATTTTTCTTTTCCCACATACGGCGCGCCCTGGCGATGCGTTCTTCGTGCGCTACTCTAAAAGCATCTAAAGTGGGAATAGTCTCTGCATTGCTTCCGGGCTGTCGCTTGCAATCCAGATCGGAGATTCGCATTTGCAACGCGCGTAATGCTTGCCGCACACTTTGCACATGCGATAGGTGATAAACGGCGATCCCGCAAGGTCTTTCATGCGCTCGTCAATATCTGGGCAAGTGCAATTTTCCAAATCATTATGGCATTTCACGCAGAACATTTTCATCCTCCTTTGCGGAACATTGACCCGAGACGATAGGCTTGATCTATTGAAATTGGGGGCATTTTTGCGGCTCTTTGCGCCCCCTCTCTGGCAATAGCCGTCTTTCGCTCTGCGTTTGGGCTGTGGCGCACCATCAAGTATCCCATAGGCTGCCCGGTTAATAGGTTTCTGCAAGTCCAGGCCAATCCATCGTCTTGTTCCCATTGTAGGCGATAATCAAAACTAATTCCGCCCTCTGCGCCCAAAAACAACGGCGTAACGGTTGCTCGATCTGGGGCTGTAAATTCAACCCTAGCATGTATGGGAATTGGATTCAAGTCTTTGTCTAGCAGTCCTTTTTCGTTTATTAAATCCATGCGGAAGTGTTTATTTAGAAAATCGTGAGCAAGTTGAACGTCAGCTTTTATTTTTTCAAACTCTGGCCCCTCGGTTACATTAATGATGTTTGACATTTTATCCTCCTTTCATGGAACTGGCGCGCATAGCCAGATTATATAAGCTGTAATAGCTATGACAACGATCAGAATGGTTAGAGCGATTTCTTTCCAAGAAGGTTTCATTTTGCCATCCTCAAAAGAGCGGGCAGAATACAGCATACTATTATCAGCCCATAGCCAATTATAATCCACGTCCAGAGATGCCGCGATTTTCTCTTGAGCTTGACAACCTTCTGAGGCTTCTGGATGGATTTACTCTGCCAGTAGTCAAGGGCTTCGTTGCCTTTAGGCTGCGTACATCTTGCGACGACTTCCGGGGGCGCGCCTTTCAAGATTTCCTTCTGCGTCTGCGCGTCTCTGGACGCGAACCAGCGGTAGAAGTCTGCATCCGGGCGCGGGTTGACCTTCCAGTAAGATTCCCATGACATTTCCATGGCTAAATCTTCTGCGCCAGGATTTCGCGGGCGCGTTGGTAAATCTCGGATTTATGTGCATCCGCGCCGGCAATATCGTCAACCAGGTTGAGCAGGTCCGAAAGTGTATCTTCCAGGTCTACGGTCCGCTGTGCGATTTCCTTGAGCGTGTAATAGCCGCGCTGTTTGATGTCTGATTGGATGGTCATTTCTGCGCCTCCGGGTTCCACATAAAATCAATGCTGAGATAGTCCTTCTTTGGATATACGTCAATACTAGCGTTTGGCGGAGGCAATAAACGGCGGAGGCGGTTTAGGGTTGCTTCTGTGCGAACATAAATACTATGACGCGTTGCCGTTTTCGGATGTTTCAAATCATGCCGCCAAAAAACAACCTCTGTATCGCTGTTGGCGTGTTTTTGTACGTCAATTCCGAACAATGGGTTTTTCATTTTGCCTCGCTTTCTGCAAGTACTTTCCTAGCCGTGTCAATCAGATGGGCCGGAGGAGAATAGGGCAATTCATGCATCATATATTCTGCGTTCTCGGTAAGCGCGCGCAGGGCCTTGATTAGGGCTGTGTTCTGCATCCTGAGCCGTTTATTTTCTGCGAATGACAATAGGCGGAGATATTCGCCTTCGGGGATAAGTCGCCAGCCCTGCGCTTCCAGGCTGCGCTTATCGTATGAGTTCCCAACGCGGCGGAGTTCGCCGGTCTTTGAGATTAAAAAGGCTTCGTACATGGTTTTATCCTTTCTTGATTAGATACACAGATGTAAACGGCGGAGTTTCTTTGATCTTGCCGTTTTCATCTTCCAGGGCGGCGCGGAAGGCGTTTTTACTGCTCAATACCACGCGATAGATTTTCCCGGAGGGGGTAAGTTTGACAAGCGAGTCAAGCGTACAGGTCTTTAGAATGACGCGGGTCATCACAGATTTATCCTTTCCTCATGGCGTGTATAATCTGATGCTTGCGACAGAGTTTCAAATACCATCCAATGAAAGAGCCCTTGCCCTTTGTCCATCGCGGCTTACATCTTTTATCACACATGATATTTATCCCTTTCCTCCCCGGCAGGGAATGAGCCTGCTGGGAATGTACGAGTCGTATCGGGAGTTTAGGGTTTATATTTCTAATCCGGCGCGGTCGGCCAGTTTGCGGGCGGTTTCCTCGAACCCGAACCAGGCTAAAGTATTGCGGTTCTGCGTATCGCGGGCCAGCGGATCGGTTTCATCCCAGGGGTTCAGTCGGAAGTCTGGGCCGTATTCCTGAACCGCTTCCGCGTACATCGCGTCAATCTCTTTGTGATGTTTGCGGTAGAATGCTAGAGTATCGTGATAGTAAATCAGATGCCCAACCATCCCGGAAGAGCAGCCGCCATAAAACAGGTCTTTAAGCAGGTCTTCCGGGGCTGAATAACCGCGATCTTGATAGCGGTCAATCCAGCGTGCTACGTGCCTTTCAAGTGCTGATTCTGCGAGCGTGTAAAATTTGGTAGTCATTGCATTTTCTCCTTTTTTAGTTTTGCGGGTGACTAGCGCCGCTTCCGGTCAATCGGGCCGGAACGATTTATTATCATTCCATTCTCTGTGTGCGTGATGTGACATTTAGCATGGTTGCAATATGACATTATTCCTCTCTGCCGGATAGCCTCCGGCGGGGCGTGAAAGCACGATACGTCACGGAAGTTATTCTAAATACAAGGGCATAATCGCTCCTCTCTCTGACAGTATTGCCAGGGTATTGACGGGCTGTAATCATCTTACAGCCCGCGCATACCCGGACAATCATGCCTAAAAAATGCACACAGTGTACATTCGATGGAATATAACGATGTTGGTCAAGTGTGCTGTATGGGTAGCATAAAATACATGCCCGCTGTGTCCACCATAGGATAAAATCACTCTGTGTCCATAAATAAACCAGCTTTGTGTTGCTATCATTTTTCATCCTTTGCGCGGGATTGACCGCCCCGCGCCGCGGCTATACCTTATTCAACCAGGTAGATATGTTTCACCAGTTTATATCTGTAATCCGCTCTACCTGTTTACTGTCAAGTATAAAATTGACTGGCCACGCATTCCCATGTTCCTGTTCAATTCGTCGGTTTACCAGTTCTGCAAAGTCGCGGGCTATTTCTGGATTGTAAAATAGCCGCGTGACATATTGCCAACTAGTAAAACGGTCTCTGATTAGTCTATGCGGATGCGATACCGTTACTGCATGTTTCCTCGGGTTTTTCATTTTATCCTCACTTTCAGAATTCAGAATATGAACACTTGCTTTTTAGTCATGCCTATTCGGCCATCCTCCGCTTGAGTTCTCGCTCAAGGCGGATGTAGGCGGCCTTTGCTTTATCCGCATTGACGGTATCACCAGCTAGACGATACTCGCGCTCAAGCTTGTGATACTCTTTGGCTGTATGTATGATCTGGGTGGTTGTCATGATGTCCTCTTGTGTGCGTGTACCATGCGCAGCCCGGCTAAACTTATAGCCGCAATGCTTTTACCAAACTAGTGGCGCTCTCAAGAGCCTCGGTAAAGGTTGAGTATCCCTCAAGGTGGTGTAGAGTGTGCCACGCGTTGGTCTTAATCATGTAGTCCACGGCGAAGCCGTTATTAATGTGAGATTCTTTCACTACCACCTTCCGGTCATACTGCTCACCGAGCGATCTAAACTTGATTTGTGCTTCCATAGTCTCTACTCCTCTTGTCTACTTGCCACACTACCACGTAGTGTGGTCTGATGGGCCGGCCAACCATAAGCTGACCGGCCCATCAGAGAGGCTATACAGCCTCCCCTACAATCTAATCTGGCGACAGCGCTGTATCGGTGGGTAGGGTCCCGGTATCACCCTCACACTCATACACCTTGTATATCCGCCAACCGATCTTCCGATTGTCTTCAATATTCTCTGGGCTATTGTCCTCGGTGATGACAATATACTCCCCGGTTCCGTCCTCGCGTTCGTAGTGCAATATATAAAATGTTGTCATGGCTTATTTACTCCTTATGCTTATTATCGCACGCGCCCAGCTTGATTACACCTACCATATATCACATTGTAATATGACGAATGTCATATTCAATATTCAGAATGTGAACGATGGAAACCTGGCGATACATGGACGCGATACCGGGGCACGCAGCGTATGCCATGGCGGACAGCGCCGGCCAGCCCGCAGAATTGGGGAACGGGTGGACACGCCAGACTACAGCACCAATCAAGAAATTTACAGTTCTCGTTTTCCAATAAATTGCTAGGTTATGCGATATAATAGAAACATGAAATGTCCAATTCATGATTATGAACTTGAATATAAAAGAAGCACAACCAAGACAACAATTCTATGGTGCGCGTGCGGACACCCCGTTATCATTGCAGATGATAAAATGATTAAGTTACTATGGGAACACTATAACGAATCTAAAAGAGAAACTGTTTTACGGTTCTCGAATTCCACAGAATAGGCAGGCTACACGAACAAAACGAGGTATAATAGGCTATCCAGCCATCGTGTGCGCGCCAATCGGCAAACTGTGAAAACAGCACTATGGGCCGAGCGGTGGCTGGAAACCGAAAGGATAAAGGAAATGGATGACCTGAGAATATTAAAGATTATTGAGTATCCAACTGTCATAAATGCAAAGCACGAGAGTCTATATCGCTCTTACCACATACTAGACTTAGTTGAAATATTGCTTCAAGAGGGAACGCCGCCGAGAATAGCACTGGCAATATTAAGAGAATTGCGCCTGGCGCGTGGAAAAACGGAGGAAGAATAATGCCAGCACAACAGCAGAAGCAAGTAAAAGGTGGAAAATGTCTTACGACTTCGGAGACGAAGAAGCAGCACTATGTCACATACAGGTCGTTACATGGAGGAGTGGGTAATAAGATAGTTGGGAGCAAAGAGCATAGAGGCTGTGGGCCACTGGCGAGGTATAATCGTCGTAAGCAGGTTGAGGTAAATGCAATTGAGAACGGTAAACGCGGTTTACATCCCACTCTTGGAGAGTTGCCCTATTCTGATAAGACATTCAGGCTGTTGGCAGATAAGAGGAGAATGAAATGAGAAGATATAGAAGCAACCAGAGTGTGTTTTCTGCAATTATCGCTCTCTTAATAACGGATTGGATATTTAGGTCAAGAGAAGGCAATCATAGTGAATATCAAGGCTATTTACAATCTGACCACTGGAAGAGGGTAAGGAACGCAGTTGGGCAAGATGCCAATTGGCTATGTGAAGTAAAAGGGTGTGGTAGATACGGGAAAAACCTGAACGCCCATCATTTGCATTATCAAAGTCTTGGAGAGGAAAGAGAGGGAGATGTAGTGTATCTTTGTCCATATCACCACAAGATGATCCACAAAAATCACGCGTTTAATAAACGGGATGGGGGAGTAATTCCAGCCTTTAACTATTGATGGGGAAGAGGTTATAATTTTGGTATGGACTTACACATGGTATATAGAAAGTTTACTCCTCCGCAGTTGGCAGAGAATCCAAATAACGCCAATGCGAAATGGTTGACAAACCACAGACTGTCTGTTTACATGATTGGAGCAGACCCCGTGGGGAATACCATAATTGCCTATACCGTAGACGTGGAATTAATGCAGGATAATGTCTGGCAGGATTTTGAGGACGGGATGAACCATTCCAGAGCCGAATGGGTTCCTAAAAATAATTATTGGTTGGCGAACAATTTAAGTCCAAGACAGAAGATGGTAACTCTGGTACATGAAACCAAAGAAGATAGAGTGTTGGGTGGCTCAAGTACACAAAAGACCTATGATGACGCACATACCTACGAGGCGAATCCACTGGAGTTTGAAGCCAGGCATGGAGATACCCTAAAAGTTTTGAGAGATTTAGGATGGAGGTGTTGATATGTTTCCATTGGTACAAACGCTAGTACAGCAAGAAGTTACTTTAGAGAGAACCAACCGGGACTTTTACCGACTTGGTTCGTTTGTACTGGACAATGAAGGCTGGGGAGGGTTTGCAAAATTCTTCAAGAAGTCCAGTGACGAAGAGCAGGAACACGCAGACAAGTTCTCCAATCTTCTGGTGGATAGGAATATCAACCCAATGTACGATACGATTCGGAACATTGAGGCGTTGGAAGGAAATCCGCTGGTTTGGTGTAAAGCTGCCTACGAAGCAGAGCAAAAGACGACCGCCGCAATCCAGGAAATCTACAAGCAGGCCATGGATGAGGGCGAATATCTTGTCTTGGAATTTCTACACTGGTTCCTTGAGGAACAGAGAAAGTCTGAACGAGAGGTTTGGGACATCATTCAAATGCTAGAAGCCACGGATGAGTGGAGACTGATAGACGAAAAATTGGGAGAGTAAATATGAAGAAATTAATTAGGGTCGTTTCAATCACCCTCTTGCTTGGAGGGTTTGTTATTATTGGATTGACGGTGAACTGGTGGGCGGTATTGGGACTTGCCATGGTTATATTTGGCGCGTCAATGGGTATTCGATGATTTACATCTTTAGCGTAGTATTTTTCATCATTGGCGTTGCCGTTGGGTTAATGTTTTCGCTATGGGTGTTTAGCAAGATGGCGGTAATGGGAAGGTTGTTATTCAAAGCAGATGGAGAGTGGGTTGGGGAAAAAGGAGCCATAGCAGAAGTTAAGGGGTTAAAATGACCGACCAAAGAAGGACGTTGATGAAGGCGGCGGCCTTTCCAGGGGAGTTGCACCAAGAAGCCTTTGCAATCTGGTACAAATTAGAAAAACCAACTCTTAAGCAGGTTGCAAGTCTATTACAAGAACAACGCGGAGAGAAAACTTCTCCGACCGTAAGAACACTCCGGCTTTGGCAACATGACGATTCCTGGGACGATCACGCCGATGCCCTGGATGCACAATCTGAGCAAGCGGGGGATATGGAGATTATAAGACAACGGCAGGGCATCATACAAAAGATGGCTACCGTAGGTGCAGAACTGGTAGACATGGGGATGGGCTACTTGAAAGAACATGGCATCGAAAACTCTGCCGATGCAATCAGGGCTATTGGAAAAGGTGCTGAGTTACAAGACAAGTTGCTCGGTTGGGCTGCCTACTTTGCAGAATTAAGTACCGCAACCAATGAGGAATTGGAAAAGAAACTGAAACACTTCATGGGCGAAGAACCAATTGAGGCCACGGTTGTAGATGCAACAGAACAAGACGATTCGGAAAGACCTGAGTGATAAGGATAAGAGAGAATTGCTTGCCTTGCTTACTGAGATGAGGGCAAGGAACCTTGACATACCCAAAATAGACAAAGCCAATATTGCCTGGTCTGATAAATGGAATGTTGATGAGAACGGCTTCTTTCGCAGGAATGGGGCGGGAAAGCCTTATGACCCAGCCGGGGAACAATTAAGTTTCATAAATGCGCCGGGAGTTTTTGTCGCAATGCAAGGGGGGCGAGGTTCTGGAAAGACGAGCGCAGGGGCGCAAAAAGCACTTCGCAAGATTCGTGAAGGACGGACGGGGATAGTCGTTAATCCAGACCTGGAAAACTTTAAGACCTCGACTTGGCCGGAACTTAGAAGCTGGATACCCTGGCAGATGGTCATCCCTAAACACAGAGTAAGAAGGTCGGAGGCATGGGACGTAACGCGTCCATTTTCCATCGTGTTTATAAATGGGGCGGTTTTATATTGTCGTGGACTTCGCGACCCAGAGTCGGGGCGTGGGCATAATGTAAACTGGCTCTGGTATGATGAGGCGCGGCGCGATAAGACCGGACTGGCCTGGAAGAATGCTATCGCCGGAGTCCGCGTTGGAACCATGACACAGAGATTTTTGACTACCACTCCAGCAGGGAGAGACTCATGGATAGCCGCCCTATTCGACCGGAAAGAAATACCACAGGAAGTCTACGACCTTTTGAAAGACATTCCCGACATGCAGGGGCGCGAGTTGGTTGAGTCATTCCATGTTTCTCTGGAGGAGAACCGCAAGAACCTTGACCCCATATTTTATGCAACCCTTGTTTCGTCCTTTCCATCTGGTTATTTGAGGCAACGTGAAATTGAAGGTATTGCCGCCAACGAGGAAGGTTCTCTGGGGGATAGGACATGGTTTACCCATAATCCAACTACTGGGGTATCGCACATCTTAGAAAAGGCTCCCGAATGGAGAGGGCGGATTCGATATTATGACCTCGCCGCCTCCGAGAAGAAAGTTGGTACTGACCCGGACGAAACAATAGGCGGTTTGGTTTCTTATGATGATAAAAAGGAAAACTTCTGCATCGAAGATCAAACCGGAGGACATTGGTTGTGGGATCAAATTCTTGAAAACATCAGAAATATCGCTATGATAGATGGACAACAAGTACCCATCTATATCGAGCAGGAACCCGCCTCGGGTGGTAAGAACCAAGTGGCCGCTATTGCCAATTTCTTAAAGCCGTTTGGGTTTACCGTGAGAGCGCACGACCCCAAGAAGGATGGAGATAGAGTAGAAGCGGCTAATCACTGGTTCGCGGAGGCAGCGCAGGGACATTGGTGGGTGGTTCGTGGAAAATGGAATGACCCATTTTTTGGGCAACTTGATGTCTTTCCAGAAAAGTCGGCGCACGACGATAGGATTACTGATACAACTGGCGCTCGCCTATCTATCGCCCCTATTAGGAAATGGAGTTCCATAAAGTTCATGCACATTGGGCAGAAGATGGAACCAAATAAGGAAGAAGAAACTAAGATTGGAAGTTGGGGAAAGAGTCCGAGTTGAATCGGAAACTCCCCTGGATTCATGGTGTAGAATTCACATGCCAAGGGAGTTTAGGTTGGGTGGTCTACCACCATCGAAAGGAGGGAAGAGAAACCGACTTCTACGAATATTATATCATAAACTCACACTTACGCAATTCCATCTTGACATCTTATAATTGATAGCAATGGCTACTAAAACCCGCGTAAATACAAAACAACTTCAACCGACTGACTTAATTGCTCAAACCGTATTGCCCGGACAGCGTTCTTCTCCGGGGGGAAATTTACTTAATTTCCTTTTTCGTGCAGTTCCTGCATGGGGGTCTCCGAATTGGATGGAGGCAACCGTCTGGCGAAACTTCGTTATGTCTGTTCCTATTGCGGTTGTGTGTAGAAATACCGCCATTTCACAACTCACTGCTCTGGATTGGAAGGTTGTAGCAAGAGACTCCAATAAAACCGATGAATTGAAATCCAAAATAAAATACTCAACGAAATTACTGGATAACGAGGGGATGTATGATGGTCTTGATTTCATCGGACGACTAGAATGGTTGGGAAAAGATTTACTCGATCTTCCATTCGGCATGGCCGCCGAACTCGGGCGCGAAAATGATGACCCGAATGGTAAGGTGGTCTGGATTCGCTGCTTGGATGCGGGAACCCTGATGCCTTCACTAAATGCAGACTTCCCGGTCATCCAACGCGTACCCAATATGCCAATCAGCCCAATTGCCTTCCCTGCCTATACAGTAACGCGCCAGTACATGAGTCCGCGTTCAGATATATGGCGTGAAGGCTGGGGAATGGCTCCGCCCGAACAAATTTACCTTTCCTTTGAGTTGATGAAACGTGGCGATAAGTATTATGCTGAACTATTATCAAATACTCCCCAAGTTGGTATCTTAGACCTTGGAGATACCACCAAGGAAACCGCCCAGGAGTGGATGAAAGAGGCACAAGACTTATTTGCGGGAACCGACCCGATGAAGATTCCGGTTCTCTATGAACACACAACAAAGGTTGAATGGATTCCGTTCCAGATGAACCCCAATGAATTGATGTTTGACCGGGTGACATCAAGATATATCAATCTTATCTGTGCAGGATATGGAATGAGTCCATCCGACATTGGGATGGGCGGTTCTTCCAATGGCGGAGAAACCCTTTCGGGGACAATTCGGGATGAGCGTAAAACCAAGAAAACCATCCAGGCGGTTCTAAAGAAGAAATTCAAATCCTTCTATGACCATATTCTTCCAGAAGAGCTTGAGTTTGCTTGGATTGATTTCGACTCTGACCAGAATGTCGCGCAGGGACGCGCAAGACTCGCTAATTCACAGGCCAATGAAATTTTCATCCGCAATCATGTTTTCAGCCCCCAAGAACTACGCGCACAGGCTCTCGTGGATGGACTTGTTACGGTATCTGTTCCCGAGACATTGGACGAAAAGAACATCGAATGGCCGCAGTCTGGAAATACTACCAAACCCGGTTTGATTGGGGAAAAAGTATCAGCAGATAATGGCGGGCGCGGGGAAGTTTCATCTGTGCAAGCCTCTCAAGCAGAGGGAATTATTGAACTCAAGAAGCAGGCCGATAAGACCGTCAAGCAGGTCTTTAATCCTCTTAAGAATTTCATTACTTCCATCAAGGATATGAGTCCCGAACAAGTCGAGGCATGGAAGAAGCATATCGCAGACGCGTTGTGGTGGAGAGACCCGGAAGCGCACATGCTTGAGGACGTGGAAAAGAGACGCAGGACTATCACGGGCGCGATTAAGACACAAGGTCTTGGAGAAGTCCGATTCAACTCGGAAGATGCGCCCAAAGTCCTAGACGTTCTCAGAGAAAAAGCCTATCTTGCCAATCCAGATATTGATTATGTCGCCGCCGAAGAGAAAATCCGTTCAATAGACTTACTGAATTGCATGGAAAAAGCCTCTAATGAGGCCACCGAAATAGCGCGTTCCATTATGGCGACCACAATTTTCTCAGATTTACTTGATGAACTCACACTTGACCCTACGGTTGAAAAAAGTGATAATAAAGCAGTAATTGTTGATTCTGTGGCGAATAAATTTGTCGAAGCTTACCCACAGTTGATGGAAGCCGCTGAAACCGCAGGTCAACAAATCCTAGAAAAGATACTCGATAAGGAGATTGAAAATGTCAAAGATTCATAATATGGTTAGGAACGTTGTCCCCGGAATGGAAGATGTTGATATTCCAGAAGGATGGAAGTTACACCAAACTATCTTTCTTGGATTGGTAAAAGGACAAGGCGCGCCAGACATTCCACAGGTTTTGTATGTTCTGGTTCCCGAAGAAGTGAAAGTGAGTCGCCCACGCAAGCCTAAGGCATGAGCGATATACAACTAGTTTTATTGATGCTGATCGGCAAGGTCTGCATCTACACAATCCAGAAGTTCCCGCTGGTTCAGAAGATTAAGATGCCCTTTATGAACCAGCTTTTTTTATGTAACTTCTGCTTAGGAGTTTGGGTTTACTTCTTTCTTGCCGCAGTTTTTCATGTTGCCCTGTTCAAATCGGTGTTTTACTTCCCGGTTATCAGTGAACTGGCAACGGGAGCGATAATCTCGCTCGTGGTCTATCTGTTTTCGATAGGTTTTCAGGAAGTCTTTGGAACATTGGTTGTCGGAGATAAGTAATGCCCTTTAGTGCCATGCCAGAATCCTCGCCCGCGTTCAAGTTGTGGGAAAAAATCCATGACGCTTCCAAGAAAACGGGTGACAGTGACGAGGTGGCCGCCAAGAAAGCCTGGTCTGGCATTCAATCGGCTGGATTCAAAAAGGTGAATGACAAGTGGATCAAGGAAAATGCCCTTGTCGAGTTCTCCATGGCAATCACTTCTGGCGCGCCGATGCGCTGGAAGATGACCGCCTCTGACACCAAAAAGGATTTATACGATGAGAGGATGACCTTACCTCTCTACAAGTCCTTCATCTCGAACATTGAAAATAAAATACCCGTTCCCGAAGCCTTCAAAGGTCTGGTTGAATCAGACTATTGGAAGGGTGGGATGCCCTATGTCTCCATTTCACACTATCCAGACCTGAATGGAGAGGCGGTTCCGGGACTTCCTGAGGCAGTTTATACCGATGGCGATGCCCTAAAGTCAAAAGGCAAGTTTTTTGACACAAAACTGGGCAGAAGTTGCTATAAAGCCCTCTCAGAGGATGAAAATACTCCCGAAGATAAGAAAATTCGGGTTTCGATAGCATTTTTAGACCTTGCCCACCAACATGGGGATGGTCCGGTGTTCAAAAGACAGTCTTTAACCGATTCTTGCCCTCAATGTGAGGATGGAGTTGGAGATAAGAAGTATTTGGACGGATATTTGGTTCATTTTGCCCTCACCAGAGTACCAATCAATCAAAGGGCAAGTGTGGAGGTAGATAAATCTATGGCTAAAATCACACGCAAGCAGGATGCCGCCACTATCATTGACCCCGAACTGGCCGATGAACTGGAACGAAAGGCTATGCTGGTGGGGAAGTCGGAGGCATTGGTAGAGTTTTCAGACACGGAAGATGAAGAAGTACGAGACGTATCGGAATCTCCCGAACAGCCAGAAGGATTTATTGAGGCAACCGAAATTCAGGATTACCCCGAAGTTCCCCTAGAAGAGAAGGCTGACCAAGAAAAGAATAAGTCCGCACAAAAGACCCGTGCATCCAAGTATGGTATTGCCATTCTCGGACAGGGGCACGTTACTAAGCCCGGAAAATGGTCGAGTGTCCCTGATAGTAAATGGGGCGACCCGGTAAACTATCGCTATCCGATGCCAGATAAAGCCCACGCCGCCAATGCCGCTTCCCGCTTTGGGCAGGAGAAGGGTTCTTATCGCGGTAAAGGCGTTGTTGGAAAACGTATTGAACGCGGAGAAAAGTCCGCAGGCGTTGAAGCCAAACAGAAAGAAGGTAAAGAAGTGGAAAAATCAAGCGTACTCGAAGTTGCTCCGCAGGTTCGCGACGACGACCCATCTCACACTCAGGACATGCCTCCGCTGGAATTGAATCCGAAACTATGGCAGCGCGGAACCGCCCAAGAGACTTTGGATGCCATGTTCGCGGAACTAAACGGCCTCTTGGATACCATCTACAACCGTCCAGAACTGGCAAGCGCCGCGAAGAGTGAGGCCGCACATAAGGCTACCGACCTGTTGAAGTCGTATGTGACGGTCAAGTCGCAGGCCCTCGCCGACCCAATTTCAAACCTCGTCAATGCAATGCTTTCAGCAAAATCCATGACTGGCACGGATGAAGAAAAATTAACTTCCATCCAGCCCGCCCTGAATGCACTTGGTGAGGTCATCAAGGCCGAGGTCGCTCCGGTAAAACCCGTTGACCCGAACGATGCCATTGCACAACTATCGCAGAAACTTGATACAGCCATGGCGAAGATTGACCAGTATCAAAACGATATGGCAATCCTACGGTCACAGGTTGCGCAGCCTCGCACGAACAATCCGGTTACTACCGTTCCGAAACCACGTTCCCTCAATCCTCTCGAGGTAAGGAACCTGGTTCAAAAGGCGCAGGTTCAGCCCCAGGCAAAGAAATCCAGCCTGGCTAATATTGTCTTTACGAGGGCAGGACTTCAACCCCCTCAGTAAATCCCCCGGTAAAGCGAGCGTCGGGCGGTAAAGCGAAAGCGTCGTCCGGTCAAGCAAGCGTCGGCATAACCTATTCATAAGGAGATTTTGCCATGCCTGAAATTGGCTTAGATGTAGCCACCGGACAACCGACCCCGGTGTCCGATGCAGTTGTACAGCGCGCTACCGACCCAATCTGGGGTACCGTTGCTACCCCAGGTGATTTCGCCGCGCAGTTCCCTACCCCCCTCGATCATACCGAAATTCTCGATATGTGCGAGGATATTTCCCTTTTCCAGAACATTCCCGAAATCCGCACCTCTCTGAAACAAGAGAACTGGCGTGAAATGACCACCCTGGCATTCGTGTCCGGGTCGAACTATATCGCCTTTGCTGATGGAGGTTGCCCGGAAGAGTATTCTCACGATGGTTCAAACCGCACCGTTGACCTCAAGAACATCGGCGCGAAGAAAAGCCTAACCATCTCGGACATCCTGCACTCTCTGGCTTCACAAGCGGCTGGATGGGGTATCACCGCTCTGATGGGCGGATATGCGGCTGGCGAAGGACTTCCTGGTGCCTCTGACGCAACAACCTTCACCCGCGCCGAAATCGCCGGATTGAAGGTCAAGGAAATCCGCCTGAGCATGGTGCTCGTGATGAACGCCTATGATAGGCTTTTAGCCGAAGGTAACGCCACCTCACGTCCGTTGGAGTTCGATGGTATCGAAGCCCTGGTAGTTCCCGCCAATGGCGCGCATACCAACACCGGTTCAAGTGTTTCCGGCATGACGGTATCCGGTTCCTTCTCTGCCATCGGCTTCGACCGCTTCTGCTCCGAGACTTGCGCGAAGCCTACCCACGTTTTCGGTCATCCTCAAGCTATTCAAGAGATGCTGGCCGCTTACTTCCAGTTGGGCTTCCAAGGTTCACAGGTCATCTTTCAGAACGATGGGAATCGTCTCATCCCTGGCTTCAACTTCGCCGGGTTCGTGAATACCTCCATCGGTCGCCTGACCGTGGTTTCTGATGTGAACTTCGCTCGTACCGATATGGGCAACGGGGCTTTCGCCTCTACGCTGTACGCTCTCCGTATGCAGCATAACGGCCTACCGTTGGTATACCGGGCGACACAGATACCTCTCAGTCTCGTTGACCTGGTTCCGGGTTGCAGCTCGATTTCCTTCGAGGTATGGGAAAAGACCGCTTTGGTTGTAAAGCAGTATTGTGCCCAAAGTGCATACCGCTCTGTATTCGCGGGTCGCCAATTTAATGGTTGTACCCAGTTGGGCTAGACCTTGACGCCCAGTAAAAACCGATATATACTAGCCTCTGTCACAGGAGGCTAGTATTATTATGGGCAATGATAGACATGTTTTAGTAAGTGCAATTTGCCAGTATTGCCATAAACAGTTTATGGCTAGGAAAGAAAGAGTGGATAAGGGGCTGGGGAAATTTTGTAGTAAGGATTGTTATTACGCTTTTGAAAAAAAAGAGGGGAAAAACGTTCATGGAATAGAACATGCTCGGCCCCATTTTAGTAAATCAGAACATGCTTGGAAAATGTACTGGATTTCAGATGATGGCAAACAACATTCCAAGCCCTATGCGCGTTGGTTTTGGGAAACGCATTATGGGGAAATTCCAAAGGGATACAGGGCTTCTTATAAAGATCAGAATCGCCTAAACCTATCGCCCGATAATATTATCTTGCTGTCCCCGGTGGAATTTGGGGAACGCCTGAGCAAAATAGAAAAAGGACATGTTTTCTCAGACGAAACACGTAAAAAAATGTCTTCCTCTGCCAAGATAAAACATTTCTCAGAAGAACATCGGAAACACATTGGCGAAGGAACAAAGCGTAGATGGGAAATGGGTGATTTTGATAAACCAGAGATTCGGGCTATCTATTCTGCTCAGGGAAAATCAACCAAAGGAAGTAAAAGAACAGAAGAACAAAAAACTGCTTTATCTAAAAAACTAAAAGGAAGAGTTTTTTCACAAGAGCATATTGACAATATGGTTAAATCTGCTAGGCGCGGAGATAAATGTAACTTTTGGAGCGGAGGACATCACGATTCTTACAATAATCAATTCACTTATACCCTGAAACGAAAAATTCGTAGTAGGGACAATCATATTTGTCAGAGTTGCGGGGAGAATGTATATAGAAGTAAGCGCGGAAATGTACATCATATTAGTGGTAGTAAACAGGATTGTTCAGATGAAAATTTGATTTTATTATGTGCATCTTGCCACAGTGCGGTTCATGGAAGAAATAAACTTACCTCACCAAAGATAGAAGAGTTAAAAGCAAGATTGCAAAAAATAAAGTAACTTCCCCCTTCCAATTATGTTCTCCTATCTTGTACAATTATGTACAGGAGAACATAAATATGAACGACAACGATACGCGTAATTTCTACCTCGCCGCCGCCTACATGACTTTAGGGGCTAAATATATTGAGATGACAATAGATGATGTGAATAGTCCGGGGAGAAAGACGTTTCACTTCTCGGGGGAGATAGACTTCACACAAGTCAAGAAAGACTTCGCCAATTGTACGTTAATGATAAACGCATCTCGTTACGCGGACTGTATTCGTAATCTAAAGTCTATTTTACATGGAAGTGAATGAAAGGAAAATATAATGAATAAATATGATTGTACGAATGATGTGAATATGCATAAGCGTTTTGTGAAACGTTATATGGATAAAGTTTCTTTGAAACTTGTCTATCGTTCTATGGAACATGATGCAAGTAAATTGGAAGAACCAGAAAAATCCATGTTTGATGTTTATACTCCAAAACTCAAAGAATTAGAATTTGGAAGCGATGAATATAAGATAGCGTTGTCTGAAATGGGGGTGGCACTTAAGCATCATTATGATAATAACCGTCACCATCCCGAACATTTTGAAAACTGCATAGATGGTATGGATTTAATTGACCTAGTGGAAATGGTAAGCGATTGGAATGCCGCTGCTTTTTTGAGGCAAGAATCGCCCAACTTGGAATATTTAGCCGAAAGATTTCATCTTTCTGGTCAATTAAAAAATATTATTGCCAACACCTTAAAAATACTAGATGAATAGGGTCGCGCTGGTCTACTATCAGCCCATTCAAAAGCTGATAGAAGGCGTTAATGGACATTCTTATTACGTCGATCCGAAATGGGGCGTCCCTTTGGTATGGGTGGAACCAGAGGATGTAAATGTGATGCTGTCCCTGATTGGAGGGTGTTGTGGAGGACACAGACAGTTATTCCATAGGGCGGGAGAAATGGAGATAAAAGTGTTTGAAACAGGACATTACTGATTTTTGTGATAAAATAGAGGGGAAAGGATAAAAATGATAAGCATAATCATTCCCCATTACGAAAAATCAGAACTTACGAATCAACTCGTACTTTCGCTACGAAGATACTGCCACGATTTAGAGATACTTGTTTTTGATGATGGCTCAAAAGTGCCTTATCAAAATCCAGACATTGTTGTTTGCCGTGTTGATGAGAACATTGGCTTTTTATACGCTTCCAGGGCAGGATTGGTCGTCGCGAAGGGCGACATCAAAATTCTGATGAATAATGATGTATTGGTAACGGGAGACTTCATTCCTATGGTTGAGAAGCAGATAAAGTCCTCCCCACTTTCGCTGGTCGGGAACACACTTCTAAAGCATGATACCGGATGGAATACCTTCAATGGTAAGGTCTTTCCCTACCTTGAGGGTTATTTCCTGGCCGCCTCCAAAGAGATATGGAATGATATTTCATTTGATACTAGATTTGCCCCGAATGACTTCGAGGACATTGATTTATCGACTCAGGCATACGCGCTGGGTTATCCAGTTATTGCGCTCAACTCCCCATTTATAAAGCACATGGGGGCAGGAACGCTCGGATACAATCCAGCGCGCGAGAAGATAACGCGCAGGAACCAGAAACTATTTGAGGCCAAATGGATAAAATCAAAATCTGCCTGAGTTACCTGATTTATCCAATGAGTATGGCGACATATATTCGTCGCGCACTGGAAAGGCGCGATGATATAGAATTGTTTACAGCTGGACCCTATTTTGGAGATTGGTTGCCGTGGAATTCGGGTATGCGCCTGCCCGCAAAATACGTCCAACCCGTAGACTTTGCCCTTCCAACCCAATATAGTTATCCTCCGTGGTCAATCATCAAAGCACAACTTCCATGGAAGCCAGACCTGGTTTTACAAGTGGATGCTGGATTTCATTATGCCGATAAACCAGATTGTTTGACCGCAACGGTAGGGACAGACCCACACGTCCTGAATTATGATGCTCCCCGGAAATACTCTGACCGATTTTTTTGTATGCAGGCGACCTACATGAAAACGGGGGACATGTTTCTTCCTTACGCATTTGACCCGACTGTTCACTTCCCCGACCCCATTATTACGGAGGATAATGATGCTTGCCTTATCGGACTTCACTATGATAATCGAAATATCTTGGTAAGACGATTGAGAGAATTGGGGCATTCAGTTATCTATGAACTCGGCCCCATCTTCGATGAATACAGGCAGTTGAATTGTCGGGCAACAATAGGATTGAACTGGTCAAGCCTGAACGATGTTTGTGCCAGGGTATTTGAAATAATGGGGATGCAGAGAGTACCCATAATCAATCGTGTCCCCGACCTTGAAAGCCTCGGACTTATCGAGAATGTTCACTACTATGGCTTTTCTTCGATGGATGAGGCGATACAGAAGGTTGAGATTGCCTTGAAGAACCCGGAAGAAGCCTCACAGATAGCACAAAATGCCCACGAGAAGGTTGTCAAAGAGGATACATGGGATTTTAGAGTTGAACAAATTCTAAAGGAGTGTGGACTATGATAATGTTTTTAATCATTTTTACCATGGCAGTTTTCTTAACTGGATTTTTATGTGGATGGTTGCTCGGGCGACAATGAAAGTATCCATTATCATGTCTTGTACCGACAGATTGACCAACCTCAAGAGAACCTTGACTTCGTGGTCAAAAATTACCTATCCAGATTATGAGTTCTTATTGATAGACAACGGCAGTAAAAATTATGATGGAGTCCGCGAATTGTCACGGGGCCTATTGGGAGTTATTCCTATTCCCTATCCTCACATGGGAGTGAATAAGATTTGGAACGAATACGGCAGGTTCTCCGATGGAGAATATGTCATCTTTGCCATGGCGGATGAGATTCTTTCTGATTACGACATTGTTCAGAAGATGGTTGCCTATGGAGAGCAACGCTGCACCCTGAACGCCTATTTCCTTGGCGCAGCCCTCACGGACGCGCTTGATACAATAGATTGGGAGAATAACCCAAGACTGATTGAATCTCTTCCGGGCTTTGGAGAATTCGAGTATCAGAACAAACCCAACAGAGAGAGAACAGACGCCAGCCTTTTATCCCACATAATTGGGTGGACGCGCGAGAGGTGGGATTGGTTCGGCTGGTTCAGGAATAATGATAGAGGGCATTTATGGCTCGATCAGGATGTTGTGATTAGGAGCAATGTTCTGGGTATAAAGTCTCAAACTCTGAATTCATGTTATCATCAGTGGCACGAGCAGATTGTTTATCCCGAATGGTTGGCTCCTGGATACCATCCGGTCAATGAAAGACAGGCGAGACTCTTGGAAGAGTCGGAAAGAGATAAATCGTGACATTACCAAAACTTAACCCAATAAAAGTAATCAAGTTCTCCGGTGATAGAAAATCGGCCATGACGCTTACAGGAAAGATGGTTTATCGCAAAGACAAACTTTACATGGGGAAAGAGTACGGAATGGTCGCGGTAGCTGGTTATGGCCCCCATTTTATCTACACAGACCCGGATATGGACGAAAAAACAGGCAACTGGCCTCCGGGAGAACAATACGTTGGTCGTTTTAGCCCAATGTGTACGTGCAATTCGCCGGCCGGAATTGTAGGCGCGAACGTGTATGCCGGAAGCGCGTCTCCAACGGGAAAGAAAGATAGTACCACTCCCGGACAAATGATAGTATGTTTATTCGCCGCCCAAAATGGCGGGACGCACATGGATGGTTCTCACGATTAAATATGAATGATAAAGAAGGGTTCGAGAAAGATATAGCCATAAAGTCAAACCGCAGATACGCGATAGCGTGTTCGCATCCCAACTACATGGCCCTTTTATCAACGATGTCAGATAAGAACAAGAGGCGGTTGAAAGCCGGGCAAGAAGTTATCCTTTCCACTGTTGGTACAACATTACCGGACATTTTACAACTTGGACTGACTCCGGTTTTCGTGGACGTAGATATACCGACCTTCAACGCCAATCCCTGCCTTGTCGAAGAAGCGGTGAACGAAAACACGGGCGCGATTCATCTCCAACACACACTTGGTAATCCGATAGCAATTCAGTATATTTCGGATAGAGTCTTGGAAGGAAGTTATATTTGGGGAGTGTTCGATTGTGGTTCTGCCATTGGAGGAACGTGTACGGGAACTTACGAGGGACAACCGATTGGGAACTTTGGACACCTTTCGACATTTTCGTTCAAACACGCCGGGATTATATTAACCGACTCTGTTCATCTGGAAGAACTTCTAAGAACTTACTGCCACTGTCATTATTCGATAGAACCTATTCCAAACAGTATAAAGACCCATCGCGATAACTGGAAATACTATCACGAAGCCTTCAAGAGCGAACTGAGCGAGTATTTTATCTTACCAGAGCCTCATCACATGGCCGACCCGAACTGGTTAGGATTTTGTGTTGTTTATCAAGGTGACAGAGAAAAGCTGTTACAATATCTGAAAAAGAAAGGCATCTTGACTCACCAATTACCCATTCAAAATTATCATGGCTATAAACTGATTGGAACTTCCAAGAACACAGAAATCATGCAGAATAAGTCGTTCTGGATTGACGTGGGAAAGACTGTAACGCCCGAGATAAGAGAGTACGTTGTAGATACGATGAAGAAAGGATGTAGGCAATGACTATCCAGTTATGTCTCGGTGATTGCCTGAAATACATGAAGTCCATGCCAGATAAGAGCGTGGACGCGGTGATTACTGACCCGCCGTATAATGTGAGCGTTGAGGGCGCAAAGATAGCGCGTGGAGCGGGAACGGTTTTTGAGGGCGGCGACATAAGCCTAGACTTTGGCGCATGGGACAGGAACGTAATCAAATGGGAAGATTATATTGATTTGTTTGTAAATTTACTTACGCCCAACGGTGTCCTGGTTATGTTCTATGACAAACTCTATCTAGGCTCAATTGGAATTTACCTGCAGTCGAAATATAATTTTCAGGTTCGGCATATTGGCGCAATGGTAAAAACTAATCCGGCCCCACAAGCATGGCGCGTAAAGTGGCAAAATGGATTAGAGCAATTTATAGTCGCCACGAAAAATAAAGGCGAGGGACACCATTTTAATTATCACCAAGGGCAATCTCCAGATTACATAATTACCAATAATGGATACGAGCATTTCCATCCAACCCAAAAGCCACTACTCGCAATGGATTGGATTACACGGTTTTGGAGTTTTGAAGGTGACACTATCTTTGACCCCTTCATGGGTTCTGGTACGACCGGAGTAGCCTGTGTGCAACTTGGAAGAAACTTCATCGGCTGTGAGATTGAACCAAAATACTTTGAGATTGCAAAAAATAGAATTGCACAAGCGGAACTTCAACCACAATTATTTACAGAGAAAAAGCAGGAAGAAAAACAAGAGGATTTATTATGAGAACCGCTTTTTTGCTCACTGGGAATTCACAAACCTATGAATATTGCTTTCCATCAACCAAGAAGCATATCCTGGATGTCTACCATCCAGACGTGTTTTTATGTACCAACGAGGGGCATGATAAGATACTAAGTTTGTATCAACCCCAAGACTATTGTATTCTTCCAGGTGAGTTCATTCTTTCCATGGCAATGAAGTTGAGGGTTCAAAAGCATGGTGTTCCCAAGTATGACCTCCTGAAAGCCAAAGACCTTGAGGCAAACTGGAAGGTTCGTTGGTGTAATCTGGCAAAACAACAAGTCGAATGGTCTAACGACTTCCGATATGACGCGGTTCTAGTCGGTAGATTCGATGTCAAATATTGTTACGTCCAGCCCATTGAAGAGGTGGAAGAAAGTGTCATTTATATCCCCATGAAAGATGCTCACCAGTAACTTCCCGGAGAGGATGGCCTTACTTATCGGGGCTACTCTAATCAACTATGCTGGATGAATTCACAGACCGCAGACTCATTGATAGGAGAAACGCTCTTTGGAGACGTGGACTATGTGAGAGAGTCGGGTTTCAAGGTCAATGATGAGCCGGAAAAGCTCCTGAAGTATGTCTGTGATGCCAAAGGCATAAAGAGGGAATTTGTGAATATTGGGATGCAAATTATAAAAGGAGACTCAATCAACCCCCTTGCCCACGACTTTGGTTCTCTCGAAAGATACCCGGAATATCTAGGAAAGGATTAGCAATGAAGATTGATTTACTATGTTCGGACGGGAGTCCTTTGGGGGTAACCACCGCCACCCTTCGCGGAGACGACTCGCGCCAAATAGGGATCGGCGGAGCTGAACTAGCACTCTTGACCATGTGTGAGCTTTGGGCGGCGGCAGGGCATGATGTCAATCTCTACAACAACCCCAGGAGTTATGAGCAATCCCAATTTCATCAATCCAACATTCAAGACTTCAACGGAGCCGAAGATAGGGACGTACTCATTGTTTTTCGGTCGCCTACATTGAAGGTAGATGGAGCCAAAGGCAAGAAAATATGGTGGAGTACAGACCAGTTCACCATCGGTTCCTTCAAAGAATTTGCTCCTCATGTAGACAAAATTGTTACCATTAGCCCATTTCACGCCGAATACTTCAAAAGCGAGTATGGGATTGAGAACACCATAACGATTGACCTCCCAGTGAGGACTTGGGAATACGAACAGAACATTCCCAAGGTTCCCCATCGTTGCATCTTTACATCGGTTCCAGACCGAGGACTTGGAGAACTGCTTTCGATGTGGCCGAAGATTTTAGCGGAAGTTCCGGGCGCGAGTCTTGTAGTCACCTCGGATTACAGACTTTGGGGAGTACCCTTCGCCGGAACAGAGAGATATATCACACAGGCCATGAGAATACCCGGAGTAACTATGTTGGGGGCGGTAAAGAGGCCTCGATTGGTGGAAGAACAGTTGAGGGCGGAAGTGTTCTCATATCCGTGCTGCTACATGGAGCTGGCTTGTTACGCGGTTATGGAGGCGCAGGTCGCCGGCGCGTTCCCAATCACCTACGACATTGGAGCGTTGAATACTTCCAATATGGGATGGTTCGCCTCCAAGGGCGATTTTGTGGAAAAGGTTGTCCATGCCTTGACTTCCCCAATGGATGAATACCGAAGCAATGTTAGAAGTTTATCCAGAGCGCGCTTTTCCCCCGAAAGGATACTGAAAGAATGGGACAAAGTTTTCGCATCGCAATGATTTCTGACATGGATGCCACGGGGTCTGGTTACGCGTCCATTACAACCGCCCTCGGAAGCAGGCTTGCCAATCTTGGACACGAGGTCAAGATAATCGGTCTATCCTATCAAGGACAAGAGCATAATTTCAAATTCTCGCTCTTTCCCTGCACAGGGTTGAATGATGCCTATAATATGCTCTACCAGATGAAAACGCTTTTCAATCCAGACGTAGTAATAGGACTGGCCGACATTCCCAACCAGGAACCTTTATGCAAGATGGCAAAGGAATTCGACATTCCTTATATCTGTATTACTCCGATGGAAAACGGCCCTCTCTGTGCAACCTGGGCGATGATTCTATTGCAAGTCAGTAAGTGTTACGTCATGTCTGAATTCGCAGTAAAAGAGTGTGAAAAGATGGGGGTCAATGCTGAACACTTGATTATTGGGATAGACACAGAGGCTTGGAGGCCGCCCACTCAAGAGGAACGCGAGAAGCTGAGGGAATCTCTTGGGGTGACGAATGAGTTTGTCATCCTGACCGTGGCAGACAATCAAGAGAGAAAGAATCTATGGGGAGCCTTCGCCTCACTTGAAATATTCAAAGATAAGTGTAAGAAGCCCTTTAAGTATTGGTTGGTTACAAGAGAGAACCAATTTGTCGGATATAGACTCCGTGATTTAGCACAAATTCATGGAGTGTCGCAGGAGACAATGATATTCGAGCGCGGGATGCCGTTTAAGCAACTATGGGGCCTGTTCGCCGCCGCAGACATGTTCCTCTTGGTAAGTAAGGCCGAAGGTTTGGGAATGCCGGTGCTTGAAGCAATGTCCTGTGGACTTCCGGTAATGGCAATTCAGACCGGCGCGCTGATAGAACACCTCGCGGACAAGCGCGGCATCTTGGTTCCTCCCGAATATTCGTTTACAGATACCTGGGGCAACTCGCGCAGAGACATGATAAACCGAGCGCATTGTGCCCTGTCTTTGATTGATTTTGTTGAGAAAATAACGGTTCCTAATGTTGAGGAAGCCCGAAAGTACGTGACGAATCGGAATTGGGATAAGTCGGTAGAGCAATTGCTCAAAGGAATTGAAGATGTCTCGAAAAAAGTCCAAGAACCTGTCCAATAAGTTGTCCGAAAACTTAGTGGATGTCTGCCTCCTGACCTGCTCTATGGTCAAACCAGAGATATTCAGGAAGTGCATCGACGCGATAAAAAGCGAGATGGAATCTATTCCCTCGCGTCTTATCATTTTCCAGAACGGCCCCATTGTCAATAAATATGATTATCCAGAACTCCCTCTATTGACCAGACTGACTTCTTCCCCGCAAAGACTCGGCTTTCCCGCCGGCGCGAATAGAGTCATTCGCTCTGGACATGCGCCACTCGTTTTATTTATCACGGACGATATTATCTTGAAGCCGAAGTGCTTGAACGCTTTGGTAAGACGGATGGATGACCCATCTATCGGGATATGTGGGTTGAAACTCTTATTCCCGCCCGACTCGGACGAATCGGGGCCCCGGGGAACGGTTCAGCATGTCGGGCATGGGATAAGTATTAAGGGTTCAATTACCCACCCATTCCTAGGTTGGTCGGCAGATAATCCAAAGTGTTGTGTTTCAAGGGAGGTTGCCTCAGTAACGGGGGGCTGCTTCATGGTTCGGAGGGGAGTCTTTGAAAAAGCTGGAGGCTTTTTCGAGGGTTATGGTACTGGCTACTTTGAGGACGTAGATTTATGCTTTACCATTGCAAAGATGGGGCATAAAGTTTTCATTGACACTGATGCCCAGGCTTGGCATTATGTGGGCATGTCAATGCGCCAAGTCGAAAGACCGCCCATGCAATTTAACGAAATGATCCTGCACGTAAGACATCCGGGGGAATTCAGATGGTCGGAATTTGAAATATATTGATTACCAGTAAAATCCCTCGGCATGAGGCGGTTCTTTGGGAGCCGCTTTTTGTTTTGTCTTTTTTGTTTCCCATTCTTGGGGAAGATATTCTGGGTGTACCTTCGTGGATAATGGCAACCATGGCGGAAGTCCTTCCAACGGATTCTCGCTCGACCCACGAATAAGCATAAATTTAACATCCGTGTATTCCACATTGATTTTCATCTTGTCACAGATATGTTTTGTCATAGCCTCCCCGCACCAATTGCCGGTCTCTTTATAGTAATCATCCGACCAGTTATAAGAGTTAAGCATGAAACAGGCCGTAATAGAGTCTGCCCACCAGATATGAGTACATAGTCCCATGCCCCAATGAATTCCATGTCTATCGGCCTTTTTTCCAAACGCATCTATTCGAGGAATATAGAATGTGTTTTTCTTTGGTTTCTTGATTGGTTGTATGTTTAAGAACTTTGCGTCTGGGCGCGTGGAAACCACAATGTCATAATTGCCATGTTTCGCTTCATGGTCTCTTAACATTTCCCGACACCGCCATGATTTATACAAGAACGACAAGTCCCTGAATGGAATAATGGGGTAATCTTTATAGGGTCCTGGGTTGGGAACAGATTCGCCGTATCTGTACCATCTCTGTCCAATAATCTTCTTTTCCTCTTCCCATGATGTTATTTCTATAGCCAAAGGATGGTACGTTTCACGTACCAAATCCCCTTGAGTATCAGTTGCAATAAAAATATCGGGGTGATACTTTTCGATTAAATGTTTGCGAAGAGAGGGGGCGCAGAACAAAAATGTTCTTGGCTGACCATAAATGCACAATGCCATTTTCATATAGTGATTACTCGGTTCTTGAGACCTTCTTTCCCGATTCTCTCAATAACCTGTTCCCGTTGCATCTGAGCGATAACAACGATTGGAAAATCGCCTTCAACATGATTTAAGACTGGAATTCCACCAATGGTCTGACCCTCGAATGCAGTGTCATTATCAACATAATGAATCACGTTCAGGGGAACTTGCTTGAGAAGTAAAAGACAAATATCCCCAATTCCCCATACAATAACGGGGCCGGAAATTTTCTTCATCTTTTCTATTTTTGCCTCAATATTTCCCTCGCACCATTCTTTGGCTTGGTAATACACTTCTTTCTCGTTTGGTTTTTCGTATAGAACGCGGAAGGCAGGATAATGATGACTTTCTACGATATAGTTATGAATAGCAACCGGATAATAACCATATCTTTCCAATAGTGCATTGAGGGTACGCGTAGTAAAGTGATTGATATGTTTCTGGCTGTAATCCATAATTGGTAAAATGTTGATCCTGACCATTTTGGTTGCATCGGGAACATCCACAATGATTTTCCCGGTAGTATGAGAGGTCAATCTATCCATAACGGACTTCATATCATAAACATGCTCTAGGACATGAGAGGCGATTAGCAAATCTATACTTTGCGGCAATTCATCCCCAACATTCACAGTGGTTACATCGAGATAGCCAAATTTTCTAAGTCGCATTTCTACATATCCCTCAGTTCCGCCAAAATCAACAATACGCGCATCCTTATGCGGTTCGGTGTCCATAACAAAATCAATCAATCCATCAAGCCTGTCATGACTTTCCTTGCCCAAAAGAGCAGGTTCCGAGTCGTATCGGACTTTGTAATAGGCATCATAATCTTCTTGTGTTTTGTCGTTGGAATAAAATATCATTCCGCATTCACACAGGCAGATGTCATTGTGGTTCGGAAGTTCCCATCCATCCGGTACGACGAAATCCATTCCCCACGCAACGGTTTTATTCTTGCTTCCACAGGCCGGGCAATTACGACTCATTATTGACCATCCTTTTTATGGCAGTTCGTAAATCAACGGTTTCTTTGCAAACCAATTGATACGCTCTGTCCAAATACTCCGAATCGGGCACGTAACGGGCGGGGGTTGGCATTTCTTCGTGTTCGATAAATTCTATTTTGGCGCTGGTAATGTTGGCAACCATACACGCAACCTCGTACATGGTAATCGGATTTATCGCTCCAACATCATAAATCCCATCGCCATCTAATAAAATGCGCCAGAACCAGTCCCCCACATCTTTTCCATACAGGTAGGTTCTTACTGTACTTCCATCTCCCCACACTTCAATAGGCTTTCCAGCCAACGCGCTTTGAATGAATATCGAAAGAGCCTTGTTCTTTTGGAATGGTAATCCAGAGGTCGCGTAGAGTCGCGCAATAACCACGTCCACATTGCTGTGAATACACTCGGCCTCCCACAATCTCTTGTGATAGGCGTATTCGCTTTTTCCTTCATAGACCGCCCCGGAAGAAGCAAAGAGGACTTTGGTTTTATGCTTTTGGGCATATTTCAGGACGCGCGAGGGGGAGATGGGGGCTAGGTGGACAATCATATCCCAATTTAAGTGTTCCCACGCCTCGTGATATGTTTCATGGTTGAGCATCGCCAGATTAACATTATCGGGTTTAGTTCTTGCCATCCATGTCCCACAATATCCCGACGCTCCTGTACACAGTATGTTTAATGTACCCATCGTAAATCCCTATCCAATCTTCTTTTTCCAAAATTGCCACCATGCTGGTTTCAAGATTTGTTGCTGATATTGTTGATTTTTTTCATATCTTTCTTTAATTTCCCGTTCTGTCTTTGGTATACATTCTTGTGCGGCGTTCTCTATATATTCCGCACAACCATGGCAGAAACCCGTTTCGTCAAATTTGTGTTTTCTCATATTATCATCCTTTCATTGTCCATCTAAGGTCTTTATCTATTTTACCACTCTCCATCAAGGATTTTAGTCTGGCAAGTCTGACATAGCCAGAAAAGTCTTTCATAAGCAGATAGTCAAACTTAAATTTCATTTCTTCTATCCCGTCCCATATACCCCAAGTCGGGGTAAATCCTAACACTCTTTTCGCTTTCAAGAAGTCCACCTGATAACTTCGCGGGTCAATATCTTTGTTCTCAGAATTAGTTACGATACAATTCGGAAACGACTCTGCCACAGCCGAAGCAATCGCCCTTACTTGATAATTTCGCGCCCCGATATTGAATATCTGGTTGTGTACTTTCTCTCGCGGTGCTTCGAGAGCAAGTAAAAAGGCTTGGCAAATATCCTTGACGTGAACCAATGGCCTCCATTGTGTCCCATCGCCAACAATGTTTACTCGGTTTTGAGAATAAGCAGAGCAAGTCATTGTGTTAAGAACGAGGTCGGAACGGAAGTTCGGAGACCAACCAAAGGCGGTAGCATTACGGAGAATGATGGGGCTGAAATCTTCCGAGGCCAACTGCATTAAACTCTTTTCGGCTCTTGCCTTGGAAACAGCATAGGTGGTCAAGGGATAAAGCTCCGATTCTTCGTTGGCAATTCCATCTGAACAACCATATACACTACAAGATGAAGAAAATAGGAAGCGTCTTATACCAGCTTTTCTTGCCAACACCGCCAAACGAAAAGTAGAGAAATCATTAATTTCATCTGTCAATATTTTGTTCAATTCTCCCATCGGATCGTTTGATAAGGCAGCTAAATGGATTATTATGTCAAAGCCGTTATTAGCCAGTGAATATATTTCTCTAATGTCAACTCCCTGCTTATCTTCAATAAAATAATCCATGTCAAGACCAATAATTTCATGTCCCGCCTCCTCCAGCATCGGTTTCATCACAGAACCAATATATCCATCATGTCCGGTCATCAGAATCTTCATTTTTCCTCCAAGTACGGATACATATTATCAAGACGACCTTTACCATCGAAAAGAACTCTGGGCAATGCAAGTTCTTCATGGGGGGCAGAAACAATAATGGCGAACGGCCCCACTATTTCATCTACAGGAGTATTGCCGCCCAATTCAAATAAAAAGTCATAATCATAAACGCCAATATCGAAAGCAGAAACGATGCTGGCGATATTTGGAAACGTTCTTCCCTCACTTACCCTTCCGAATGCTCTCATCTCCGAACTTCGCGTAGAGGCATAGCCCCCATTTTCGACAATGAACATGACGATATTCAAATTCAACCGTTTGACAACTTCCAATTCCTGCATACACTGGCAGAATGAACCATCCCCCTCGACAAGCACGACTCTCTTTCCGCTTGCTAAAACAACGCCAATCGCTACGGGAATTCCTCCGCCCATCGAGCCAAGCCCGCAGGAGGATAAAACCACCCGCAATCCCTTTTTATTCTTAAAGAAGGCCGGGAAGATAGTTCCCCCCGCGCCTCCGGCAGTATCCAAGACAAGTACATCGTCAGACGTTAATACTTTTCCCAACTCATCACAAAGTTGATAGGTAGCGGTATTCCCCTCCAGCCCATAGGTCTGTTTCCATTCCTGGCATCGTTTCAACCAATCCGAATACTGTGTAAATTCATGTTTTGCAAGTTCTTGGATAAATTGCAAAGAGTCCATGTGAATAAATAAGTCGAGGTTTGGTATCTTCAATGCCTCGCTCAAGTCTACATCCACCAATACCTTTTTCGCCCTCGGAGCCAAGTTCTCATACTTGAAAGCAATCGTGCCGGGGTCTAATCTTGCACCTATGGACAAGAGCAGGTCACAGCCCTGTATAGCAAAATTAGATCCTCGGGTTGCCACAATCCCCGGCCTGCCGATAAAGAGAGAATTGTCCCATTCAATCAAATCAATCGCGTTCCATGTCGTCAAAATTGGAATTCGCCATTTTTCCGCGAAGGCAATGATTTCGGGAGAGGCTTTACGCGCCCCCGCCCCCAAGAGAATTATAGGTCGTTGTGACCCCAACCACATATCAAGCAGTTCTGGTACACCGCTCATTCAATCACCATCACCTGTACGTTGAGGGGTAGTACGCACACAGTCGGACCCCTCCTATCTTCCAAGGCAAACTTTACCGTCTGCTCAAATATCCACTTCGCGCCAATGGCATTTTCGGCGCACTCAACATATTTTGTAATCGGTCTTGCCACCCTTGTCATATCCACGTCTTGCGCGCTTCCTTCCCGGAGATTGTATTTGTTCTTGATTTCCAATTCGGGAGTATTTATCTCGCCACAAATGACCAAGAGAGGAATACTATCGCACCACGCCGATGCAATGGCAGTCAAGGTGTTGGTACTTCCCGGCCCCGCGGTTACTACACAAACTCCGAGCTGATTCGTAACTTGCGAATCCCCAATTGCCGCAAACGCCGCCGCAGACTCATGTAAGCACCAAACTACTTGTAAATCCGAATGAGAGAGAGGGTCAAGCAGATTTTGCAAAAATCCCCCCGGCAAGGCGTAAACTCTTTGCACGCCCAGCCGTAGTAATTCTTTCGTTATCCATTCAGAAACCAGCATTCCATTCTCCATCTTGCCTTGAAGTAACCTAAACTCTTATAATTATAACACGCTTACAAACGAGGCTGAATGCCAACACCTATAATCAAACCTGCCCCCATCGCCCCGACCCCAATTATTAAGCCCATCGTTCCGGGTGGCTGTGTAATCAACGCGGGCAAGATCGCGCCGATGATTGCTTCCAAGTATGAGTTGGATAACAATACGTTCATCCTAGCTGCCAACGACGACCCGGTGAACTTGATTTCGGCGGAAGTGGGCGACAGCAAGCAGGAATTATTTTTTCCGCAGATGAAATTTTGCCGGTGGGATAACGAGGTCAATTTCTCGGCGCGGCTGGTACATGATGAGGCGGCTCCGCAGGTCATCACGAAGGGCAATCAAATTCAATGGATAGGGGAGCGGGTATCGGCCAATTTCTACGACCTGGACATCACGGACGAGGACGAGGGCGGGTACGAGTTTGAGGTGGTGTTGAACGAGGAACCGGATAGCAATGTTATCCAGTTTACCATCCAGACGAAGGGGCTAGATTTCTTCTACCAACCCGAATTATCTCAGGAAGAAATTGACGAGGGCGCGAGCAGACCTGACAATGTAGTTGGCTCGTATGCGGTCTACTGCTCCGCGTTGAAAACAAACATCGAGGGCGGGAACCTATATAAGTGCGGCAAGGTCGGACATATTTACAGGCCGTGGGTGGTGGACGCGGAAGGCAACGGGGTGTGGGGCGAACTAAATATCGACGTGGAAGCGGGTATCCTGTCTGTGACGATTGACCAGGATTTTCTGGACAAGGCGGTATATCCGGTTAGGCACGCAGCCGGGTTGACGTTTGGATACACAACCGCTGGAGGCACAGTAGGGTCAAATCCGTATAACTCCGCAAACGTTTTTGATGTACATACCGCCGGAGTGGGCGAGACCATTACAAAATATAGCATGTATGGATTCTTTAATCCATCAATAACCTGGCAATTCGATGCATATACTGTTGTCAGTGGAGGAGCCGTTAGCAGATTGGGAACCGCGACAACAATAACTATGACAACTACTCCGGGGTGGTTTGATAGTGCCGCAGTATCTCAGGCACTCACGAATGGCGCTGTTTACTGTGTTGCGTTTGGTAATAATGTTAATTCCGGAAATATTTATTATGATTCAGCTACCAATGCCAGAGACAGGGATATTACCAATACTACACTTCCAACTACTTGGGCACATAACAGCTATTCAACCCCTCGTTATTCCATTTATGCCACGTACACGGCGGAGGGCGGCGCGAGGTGGAGTCGTCTTTTGGCAAATGAAGTTAATCGACTTGTAGTAGGAGAGGCATAAAATGCCCTATTTTGGCGACTATAACGCTGGAATGGCCCTATATAAGACCTTCACAACAGTAGACAGTACCGGCGCGCCCGCTTCTTTGGCGTCGGGAACAATGTCGGTTTTCAAGAACAATACAACTACTCCATCTACCTCTGGAACGAGTCTGTCTGCTAACTTTGGAAGCCTGGTCGGACTAAATCTTGTTACGGTAGACCTTAGTACCGACCCTACCTTTTATGCCAACGGAAATGATTATGCCATTGTCATAAAAGAGGGGTTTATTGGCTCTATTCATGTGTTGGGGTACGAAGTGGGGCACTTCTCCATTGGAAATAGAAGTCCATTGCGCCCAAACGTTGCCGGACGTACCGTTTCGGTGGAAAGCAACGGTTTGATAGATGCCAATATGGTGCAAAATGGCCCGTCGGGAACCGGAACCAACCAGACCGCCAGAGACTTGGGGGCCAATATTGATGTAGCCATATCCTCTCGTTCTACCCTAGGCGGCGTTGCACAAACTGGAGACGCCTTCGCAAGAATTGGTGCGCCCTCTGGTTCGTCCATATCCGCAGACCTTCAATCAAATAGAGTGGCGATTGGCAATATTCCAACCGCCCCATTGCTCTCCGCAGACGCAAGAATACCGGCAACCATATTGGCCTCTCAATCCGATATTCTGATTAATCGAAGTGGTACAAACCTGATTCCCACAAATCCATTACTGACAAGCGACTCGCGCGTTCCGAGTACATTAATTGCCTCTCAATCCGATGTACTTATCAATCGGAGTGGAACAAATGCCATTCCAACCAACCCACTTTTGACCAATGATGGTCGGCTTCCATCCACAAAGATTGCTTCGCAGAATGATGTTTTGTCTAATATAAGCGGGACAAATGCCCTGCAAGCATCCGTGGCTTTAATTCCAATTACCACGTTCCTGACAGGTGATACCAGGCTTCCCACAACCAAGATAGCATCTCAAGCAGATGTTCTGATAGGGATAAGTGGAACCAATACAATTCCTGTTTTGGTGGATACGTTGTTATCCGCCAACCATACCACAGGAACTTGGGCCGGAGCAACGTCTCAACAGATAGATTCACAACTATCATCTTCACACGGAACAGGAACGTGGGGAGGCGGTAATGCGCCAAGCGTTGCACAAATCGACGCACAATTGTCAACCTCGCACGGAACAGGAACTTGGGGTGGAGGAAACGCACCCTCGGTTGGACAGATTGATACCCAACTTTCCAGCACACACGGGGGCGGAGCGTGGGGTGCTATAGGAACGGGTGGAACGCTTAGTATTGTCACCGCCTCGCTGGTAGACACAACAACCGGAAATCCCGTACCAAATGCCCCGGCAGATTTATATGCTACAACGGGAACGCCGCCCAATAAGTTTGGCCCATTAATACAAACTGTATTGACGGACGTTTTTGGGGTGGCAACATTCTCCAATCTAACCGCCGGGACATACTGGATTACCTTTAGGCCGGATGGATATACCCCCGTTCATATCACACAGGCAGCAGCATGACCATACCAATTACTCCCATTGTCCAAGTTCAGGGAACTCCGATTGTTTTGAGCGATACCATCTTTATAAACTATGGCGGACAGACCGGAACCTCTACCGCCTTCGCTAGAAACGCGGCCTATTTGATTGCAGAGAGAGAAGTCTGCTCCCACCTGCATACCCCCCTCGTTCCAACCAATATCAGCGGGTCTTACAACTGGAACGCTGGAAATCCCTTTGAGATGGATTGGGGAAACATCAATACCATTTATGGAGTGACGGTTCAATCCAATCTGAATACCCTTTATGTTTACAGCGCGAATGATATGTTGAGGGCTGTATTCATTCGCAACGCGAAGTACGGCATTGTGGATATTCAATCGTGGCCGATGATGTACCAGATTACATCTACTGCCTATCCAGTCGCCTCTCTACAACCCTACAGCGTCTTAGTTACTTACAATGCTGGCATGGCGGTTGGGGTGGCGACACAACCAGATATTTTATGGTGCTTGACCATGGCGGCGCAACTGGTCATAAACGAGATGTCTGTGGATGGGTCAATGGCGAATGAAGCACCGGGAGGAATTGGGATAACGCAGTTCTCGAATGAATTGTACTCGGAACACAGAACCGCCCTTGGAGCCTCGATTTTCGGGGCAAGCCCTGTGAGTCAACAGATTACAAGACTCTTAGCAAGTTACAGAACTCGCTCCATTGGAAGGATGAGGAGATAACGTGGTAGCCGGGCTAAACCTTTCGGTTTCGGTAACTAGATATTTTTACCAAGACGACGATGTTGGGGGCAGCGTTCCGTCTGGTACTACAGTCTATCAGAACGTCCAAGGCCGTCGGATAGACCACATGATTCATATCCGCAGAATTCCAATCCTCGCCTCAGACCAACAAGGCTTAGAGTCTGACCGATACAACCTCTTTGAACTCTATCCCGCCACCATAGACGTGAAAGAAAATGACGAACTTCAAATCACCAACCCTCCGAATAATTGGGATTATCACAAATACTTCCGTGTCATTTCTATCATGCGCGAAGGTTATCATCCCGCAGACAAGCGAGGCATTCTTTTAGTATCTTGCAGACGGAGTGTGATTGCCCATGGCATCCAGTGACATAGACCTGAGGGCAGAAGAAAGGGCGGTAATTATTCAGTCGGCTAATATATATGCAGAGAGGGCAAGGAGCCTCGCCGCCGATGTTTCCTCGCGCGTCGCCAACGCAATTACGGTTAGCGAGGTTAGAGAATGGGCGGCGGGACTGGGTATTTATATAAGAGTCGGAAAGGTGATGGTAGAAGCAAAAAGAGGCGTGGAGGTTGAAGCCCCCCTTGGACTATATCTTGAGTATGGGGTGAAACCACATTCAATCGACGCCAGAACAGAGCCGTATCTGATGTTCATGGGAACAAATGAATTTGAGGGAAAATTGATTAAGACTCGACACGTTGACCATCCCGGAGTGGAGGGAAAACATTTTATGAAAAAGGCGCGCGAGGAGGTCAGGCCAATTATTTCCTCAACGCTAAAAGAGGCCGTTCATCGTTGTGTAAGTAGTGTAATTAGAACGGCATGGAGCGGAAGATACTAGAATGGCAAATATAGTTCCCATAGAAACGGCGCAAGCCGCAATCATTACTTATCTCAAGTCAATCTCTGCCCTCAATACGGCTCTGACCACATCCTCCTCGCCCTCTGGAAGTTCTTCACAGGTCAAGGAATATTTCTGGCAAGGCGAGGCCTTTACCTATCCTTCGGTCAGACTTCAAATGGGAATAGCAAGAGCGGTTGGGGAACCTGAATGTGGCAAGTGGCTTTTGCCGTTTTATATTTTATGTTTCTCGGAGCAGAAGTCCAGCAAACAGTGTTCCCAATTAGCAAGTATTGTAGCCACAATTCACGGTAAGCAACCCGGTATATTGAATGGGGTGGACTTTGTGAGATTTTATGTAGACCAGATTGTCCCCCCAATCAGACAGGATGAGTTAACATGGCGAAGCGAAGTAATCGTTCACTCGACAATCAATATGTAGAATCAATCTTGGAACCCGTTAAATCCGATATTGACCCCGAACCTCAAGTAACATACAATTATGTCACCAATCGTTTACCTTCTCGTGTGATTCGATACGGAGCGGTCACGGGAATAAGGTACGAGTGGAAACCGGGGGAATGTGTTGCAGTTCGATCCGAAGATGCAGATGCGTTACGAAACCTGAAATTAGGTGGTCGCCCCTGTGCTGGATGCTCAGGAGGTCCAACCGCCAATCTGATTTTTGATGTATCGGAGGACTAATGACACTCACTACAGGAACGCCACTAGGAAATATCGTCACCCAGGAAGATCGTTTCCTGGAAGGGTCGCCCTATCTCTATATCCAGGACTACCGCGCCGGCTCATTGAATCATCCCGACGCGAACGGGTATTACTGGAACCTTTCAGGGACTTCGACCTATCCGGTCTACTCGCTTGGCTGTATCCAAGATGTCAAGATGACCGATAACGTCACCCTGAACATGATTCGTTGCGATACCGTCGGTAACAAGGCTGCCATCCAACGCCGTAACGAGGTTGATGTTGATTTCCAACTGAACAGCCTCCTGCCCCTTGCCGTCACAAAAATCTTGATGAATATGTTCGACTCCCTTGAAGTCTCCGGGCGCGAGTATGTCGGTATCGGGAAGATCAACAACAACCAATACTGGCAGGTCTACGCCCCCAAGATTTATGACGACGTGGCCGGATACTGGATTATGGCGCACTTCGCCCGTTGCCAGGTGGTCGGAAACTTTGTCTGGGACATGAACATCAACGGGCACAAGCTGACCGGAATCAAGATCGCGGCTCTCGTGGATGAAACCAAGCCCGCGAATCAACTTTTCGGCTGCCTTGCGCGTTTCGACGCCAGCGCGTTGCCTTAGGGATAAGTGAGTGTAACATTTGAAAGAAAACTCCTCAAGGACTGGTTAGCCCTTGAGGAGATACGGGCTAAAATCTTAGAAGCGGCAGAAAGTAGGAAGGACTACGCGGAAATTTCCGCCGCCGTCCGAGGCTATATTTCCGCCGCTTCTTCTGTTGAATACAAAGAGACTGTCTGGTTCGAGACGGTCAATGATTTTGAAAATGCTCTGAACGCGAACTTTCCCCAACATTCTTTTCCTCTCTTGAAGTCGAAAGAGAAGAACACGAAGATGCCGTGGGAGTATGAAGGAAGAACCTGGTACTACTGGTTACATATCTTTTCGACCGCCTATGGATGGTCGGAGGAACAGATTGCTCGTCTCGATATTGATACGGCTTTAGGACTTTTACAGGAAATACTTATCCATGAGCAGTTGAATAGAGAATGGGAATGGTCGTTGACTGAAATAGCCTATCCATACAATTCGGGTACGAAGAAGTCCGAGTTCCACGAACTTCCTAGACCGGATTGGATGAAAAAGATAGTGCCAAAACCGGAGAAAATAAAGATAAGGCGCGACCTATTACCTGTCGGAAATATTGTCGGTGAAGGGTATGAAAGCGAAACTCCTCAATCTTGAAGAAGCCCTCCAAATGTACGAGTTGATTCGGAAATTCCTGCCGACCAAACCCGTTACACAGATAGAGGCAATTCATTCCATGGTGGTCAAAATGGGAGCGGAAATATATTTTGAGTGTCTAACCTTGTTAACTGGAGAGAATCGGGACGCCTTAATCAATGCCAATAAAAACGAAAGGCTTGCAACTTTTCTGAGCGGGTTTCAAGAAAACCATTTATTTGATCTCCCCCGCTTGAAAGTGGACGGATTGTATGGCTGATGAAATTGATACCCTAACCACGCAAATACTTCTCAATGATAGCCAGGCTATAAAAAACTTGGCGGAATTCGCCACGTCTTTGACTACTGCCCAAGATAAAATTGCTGGATTACAGAAAGTAGTTGATGCTCTTGCCGAAAAAATGGGGGGTGATTTTGACGCGGCGAAACAAAAGGTAAAAGACTTTAATGATGTAATTGCCGCCATGCCGGGCATTTCTAGTGGATTAAAGGGATTTGATGCTTCTACATTTAATCAAATAACCGCCTCTGCACAAAAAATGGGGGAAGCGTTTCAACAAGACGCGGTTTCCATCGGGGCATTTACTACTGATATTGAAAAAACAAAGAGTTTTTTAGCAGACTTAGACCAATTTGACAAAGACCTTGCTGCCGATAGTCCATATCAAAAAATGTCGGCGGACATAAAAGCGTGGTTGGGCACACTTGACGAAGCGGACTCAAAGGAAAAAGAGGTAAATAATACTACCCAACAAGTTGTTCAGGCACAAAATAACGTTGGAAGTGTTGGGGTATCGGTTTGGCAAAGAATAAAAGATGCCATGTCGCAGTTGTCCGGCGAAGGAATAAATTTCACAAAAGTACTTGGGCAAATTTCTCAAGCATTTTCGGTCGCGTTCGGTATAGGAATTTACCAGCTTGTCAGCAATATTGTTAATCAATTCAAGGAGGCTGTAAGTCTTGGATTTCAGTTGTCCCAATCTCTCTACCAGTTAAATGCTGGTATTAATATGATGAGGGAATCTGGAATAGATATAACGATGAAAGACGTTCAGGCCTCCATTGCACAAATGGCAAAAGACATGCCATTCATTTCTGTTCCAGACTGGACAAAACTAGCTGCCCAAGTTACATATATCGCCGGACAACTTGGATTAACCAAAGACCAAGTTGAGGGATTGATGCGGGCAACGGCTATAGTTGCACAAGATATGGGGACAGATACGCTCTCGGCGCTCCAGAAAATTATGGGTGCGTTGGACAGCGATACGGCGGCCTATCAAAGACAGTTATTACTCGGAACAAGTTATGCTATTTCCGCCCAACAGATTTATGCGGAGGCGGTAAAAGAGGGAACCGCTGGACTTGCTACATCTTATCAGCAACTTGACCAAAACGTCAAAACACAGGCGTTTATGGTTTTATTGCAGGATGAATACAACAAACGGGTGCTGGCTGGTGGAGATTATACCAAAACACAGGCCGGACAAGTAAAAAACCTTGGGGCTGAATGGACAAACGTAAAAACCACTTTGGGAGAAGAAATAGACCCATATTTGGGAAAGATGGCGGATGAATTAAAAATAATCCTCCCGTTGGTAATAGATTTGGGGAAAGCATTTTTAGCGGTTTTTGAACTAGCTCTTACTCCCGCCGCGGCATTATTTGGATATGTTGAAGCCAGCATCGCGTATATTATGAACGCGATAAAAAGCAAAGATTTCAATATTGGAGAGGGCATTAAGGCTGGATTGGCCGGCGCGCAAGAGGCTGTTCAGGAATTAATGAACACCATAAACCAAACTCTTGCCGGGCCTCAGACAAATACGGGAAATGAACTTTCTCTTGGCACTCCCGCCTCCCCGAGCAAAGTTACCGACCTTACCGGAGTGGCTGGGGCGTCTGGTATGATTTCCACCCCTCAACAAGAATCTTCCGTTACCCTTGCAGAACAGGCCGAGAAAGAAATTGTCTCCATTCAGGATGAGGAGGCGGCAAAACTTGCCCAGATTCAAACCAATCTTTCCAATAAACTGATAGACATTCAGACAAAATACAACGAAGCCTCGGAAGCATTGGCGTTAGATAAGGCTAATAAATTACAGGACATCGAAACCAAGTATGCCCGTGATTTAGCCGCGCTTTATGTGGATGAGGCGAATAAGGAACAATCAATTCAGGCGAATACTGCCGAAAGTATCGCAACCGCCAATTCAAAATATCAATTATCCAACCTGGAAGCGGAGCAGAAATATCAGGAAGATTTACAGAACCTACGCGACCAATTCAGCCTTAACTTGGAAGAGGCCCTACGCGAGCGCGATGCAAAAACCATTATCCGCCTGATAGAACAGTACGACGAACAAAAGACCGAGAAAGCAAAACAGTACGCCGATGAGAGCATCACCAGACAGGAGAATTACCAACAAGAGATAGTTGACCTGAAAGCGCAAGAAGCCTATCAGCTACAAGAATTGCAGATAGAGACGCAACAACGCGCCCAAGCTCTCGCGGTTCAGCGCGACCAAGAAATTCAAGACCTGAATACCGACATAGCCCGCAGACAACAGGCTCTTGCCGTTGAAAGAGACAATGAAATTGCCGCCGCCAACCAGCAAGCCCAGAGAGAAGCCGATGCCGAAAGAACCGACATAAACAATCGCTTGAAGGCATGGGCGGATGGATTAATGACCCAATACAACCTGACCAATGAACAGGTGCAGAATATCTACGCGTTACTGAAAACCTACTTTGGCCCCAATGGATATGTAGACCAGATTTACGGTTATCTTATCGCAAGAATGGGACAGGTCGCGGCAGAAGCAATGGCAGTTGCACAAGCCTATGGAAATATCGGATTTGGGGTTCCGGCAAACAATGTCGCTGTGACCGGAATGGCTTCTGGTGGCTCGCTCTTCGCCAACAAACCAACTTCGGTTACTTTCGGAGAAGCGGGGCCGGAATTGGCAATGTTCATTCCTTTGGGTTCTAGATTCGGGGGCGCGCCCTCCGTTGGGGCAGGAGGCATAAATGGTGGCTCAATCCAATTGCAAGTTACTTTAGACCAAAACCTTCAAGCCCAGATAGTGCAGACCTCCTTGGACAACGTGGCTCTTTCTATAGATAGAATTAACAGGCAGTCATAATGACATTCGCAATAAATAACACAAACTTGATTACCCAACCATCCGACCATTATTGGATGGAGCGCACCAATTTGGGCTATGATGGGAATGGACATCCAATATACCCGACTCCAAGGCAGTACGAAATGGATTGGGATTGGCTTGAGGTAGATGCCTTTGCCCAACTCGAAGGATTTTATCTCTCGTGTACAGGGACGTGTCAAATCAGTTTACCTTGTTGGGGTAGTGCAACCGGAGGTTTTGCTACCTATTCGGCCACTTTGAGAGAGCCGACCTATTCTAAGTCCTTTGAGGGATTTTACGGGTCGGTTAAGTTCATCGCGCTAAACGTCAAATGACCAGTGATGCCAATATCCAACTCCTGAGAAGCCCCAACCATTACGAGGAGCTTTTTCTAAGCATTTACAACCCCACGACCATCTTCTCGGCGCAGGTGAGTGGGGCTGTTGTACAGGGCGCGCGAACAATTCCCTACAACAATTCGTCTGGTTCATATTCAGACGTTTTCTATAATTCGGTTATGTTAGTTGGAACGGCTCCGGGATTAAGCGACCTCGGAAGAGTCAGGGTTCGCTCTGCCAATGGGTCAAGTTTTTTGGTGGCAGAGAATTGGGATATTCCATGGCAAAACGGACTATATCTAACAATCTTAAACTACATTGACCTCAACCCGATTTATCCTAGAATAATCTCGGGGACGAGTTCAAATGGCGATCCGGTCATTTTCTACAAAGATTATGACATTGCCTATACCAACCAAAACTCCATCATGGGCGCACTTCCATGTATGGGTTCTCATCAAGCAGTCTTTTTAACCAGCGGAACGGCGCAAGTCTACTGGTCTGCCACGGGGACAAATCATGTCGGCGGGGATTCAATGACCCACGCGTGGACATTCGAGGGCGGAACACCGTCTACTTATTCAGGGATAACGCCGGGGAATGTGACCTATTCAACGCCCGGACACTATAAGACTAAATTAGTAATCACCGGAAGTAGTGGGTCAGTGGACACGAGTTTCCGATTCGTATCGGTATATCCACGCGCAAGCAATGGAGATGCCATTTCACCCATTCAAAGGTGGTCTACTGTACAGATACAGGGAAGCAGGTCGGAGGCGGGTTACTCGGTTAACCTGAAAATCTATGACGCGATTAACATTTACGATGGCGCGCTGGTTATTATCTTTGCAGACAAAACGAGTTACGGCAATACTCAAACGACTATCGGCTCACCTATAAAATTCGTGGGATATATTCAAAAAGGAACCATCGTCTACGATTACCAGAGCAGTAACGTAGAATTTACCGCCGTCAGTGTAACGTCCATGATGAAAGACATCGAAGCGTTCTCCATTTCTTGTAACAGCGTCGCCTCTCCAACAACCTGGTACGAGATCAAGAACATGAACGTTTCCAAGGTCTTATACCATTATCTGAAATGGCACACAACCATTCTGGATTGTACCGATGTTCAATATACCGGAGATGCAAGGATAGTCCAGTACTTCGACAGCAACAGGGAAAGCATCTATGATGCCGTTTACGATTTTATTTCCAAGGGAATACTTGGAGAGATGGTCGCAGACAGACAGGGCAAGATATGGGTGGAAATCTCCGCTGGCGCGGTTCACAACGCGCCTTCGGTAATTCCAGTTAACATGCCTATCATAAAGAACGACTGGATGGGGGAACCAAGCATTGAAGAAAATATCACCAAAAGGTACTCTGCCCTTGAATTGGGAGGAGTGGTGTTTAATGGAGTTGACTCAAGTATCGCAATTCTAGCCATTGCCCCCGGAATAGCCCCAGGAGTGAGAGGAAATATCAACCGGATAGAAGGCTTTATCGCCACCTCCCAAAGCCAGATGAATGATGTGGTCGGGGATTATTACGCCTATCTGACCGCAAGATACGCAGTCTCTATGAAACTAGCGGGAAATTATAACAACATTGACATTGCCCCGATTCAACAATGCCCATTGAATATTTCCTCGTCAGATACGGTCAGAGGGATAACCTTTGCAAACAAGTCGTTCCATCCCATTCAAATGGATTGGGTATATGACGCACAAAATGGATCTATTTATCCAAGTGTAAAGTTTGCTTTAATTACAAATGGACTCGTCGGAGGAACAGAAGCGGTTGCCTCTACGCCCACCGGAACTTCTTATTCAGTTCCTACGGGGACATCGGGGCAGTCCATTACCATTCCAGACATTCCACCGATTGACATACCGACCATTCCGCCAATGACAGTACCTCCGTTGGGGCTTCCATCCATGCCACCCATACCGTTACCAAGTCTTAACATGGGTACAATCCCTCCGACATGGGTGATTGCCAATCCAGTCGCAGGAACGGTTTTGGGGCCTTATATTCCATATACCAAGACACTTGCATTAATAGTCGCCTCTACGGATACCGGGACGGTGACATTTGACCTGGAGGTCAGAGTTTTACCTAACGTAACCGGAGGGCGTGTGAACGAGCCGGATATTACCGCCACCAGTAGCGGAGTTAAGGTCGTTCCCGATACCAATACCATTGCTTTATCGGGAGAATGGTTGGTTTTGACCATTACAAGCACATCTGGAAGCCCGACAGAGTTCGCGGTTAGCGTGGTGACACAATGACGATAAACCAAGTTCCCGAAGATGGTCAGTTGGAAATAACCACTATTTATCATAATACTCATTATGGATTTTTTCCCGCCACCAATTGGTCTTATACGATAACCCTAACGTCCTTGGGGGCGGCGGGGTTTTATAAAGATGTAGAGGCGCAGATACCGGCCAATTTAGTATATTCTTGGACGTGGACAGGTAGTGGCAACGCCCTTGTTTCCGGACCTGGTCCAAATGCTTGGTATTGGAACCGGGCAAAGTTTTGGACACCAGAAAATTACAGCGAGATTGCTTACCAGTATTATAAAGTAGATTTTGTCATTCATTCTGACGATTTCATAGATATTGGTTATATTCCATTACACATAAAACCCGATATTGAGATGACAGGCATTGGGCGCGTTACCGAAGATAACACATGGGAAACGGCCTATGATGTTACCCAAAGCGGACTCAATGATTTTTCCGGTTCCTTTACGGTAAGAACCCACCCATATGGAATGAATGCCGTCAATGTGGTTCAAATGCTGATAGGATTATCCTGAAAGTCCGAATTGACTCGTAAATGGCAAATCTAAGTAAATCTCTCGCCAACCTGAAAAGTACCATCGAGCCGAGAAAGCAGCAAATCTCCGGTTCTTTAGGTATTATCACAGGAGGGCAGTATGTTGTGAACGTCCCCGGCAGACCGGGCTTCGTTTATGTGAGAATACTTGGAAACACCAGCGAATTAATTCAAGCCTACAACGACCAAGTTTCCAATGTTTACGACCTCCCGGTTACATTAATACGCGATGCCACAAAATACATTGTGGTTGGTAGGGATGTAGCCAGATACGCCTCATGGGGATATTCGTCTTACATTCCTGCCCATGGAGCCAACCATTCATTCGGAGGAACCGACCCGGTTTGGATATATTCAGAACAGTTCGTTCCGTTCAGTGTTTCACCGTCTGGAACGAGTCTGACTATCGCCCCGTATGTGTATAACTGGAATGGACAATGGAAACAAGGTGGGAATACGGGTACTTCAACAATCACTCTTCCGTCCGACCCAACCAAACAAAGTGTCATGCTTTTATACATTGACGGAGCGACAAGTAATCCAACCTGGCTTCCCGGAACAGAAGCGCCGATAGGATTAGCGACAAAACAACAACTCTATCCCTATTTACCAGACTTCTCATCTTCTCTTGGTATTCCCATAGCGATGTACGCCGTTCCATCGGGAACGACTTCCTTCAATTGGAATTATCTATATGACATAAGACAATATTTTATGGGTTCTATGTCGGGTTCATCGGGAGGAGGAATATCAGAAGCCCCGGTGGATGGAAATATTTACGGACGAAAGAACGCGGGGTGGGCTATTGTTTCTGGTTCATCCACTACTGGTTCTAGTTACTCTTTACCAACGGGTTCATCGAGCATTCTTGGGGGATATAGAGTTGGTTTGGGATTGGGGGTTTATCCAGATGGAACATTGAACGTCACCGGAAGTAACGGAAATATTCAATCCATTGCTAACGTTTCTAATCCTCCCACTTCCGCCGAATTAATCGCAGTTCTTGGCACTCCCGACGAAAATTCCCAAAATTCTTATATATTGAATGACAATGGGGCGGGAAATAATACCTATTTGATAGTTTCTGATGGAGGACATTATCTTGTTCTTCCACTGGCGCGTACACAAGAAGTCCTTCCCGTTCTTGGAAGCATCACAACAGCGACCATTTGTACCGGCGGAACGAACTCATGGTATGGCAGGGCTTCCATAAAAGAGTTATCAAACCATACCCTCGTTCTTGTTTATTATCATTCTTCGGGGCATTCAACCAATGATGGTGCGCTCCATATTCGTTTTTCAACGGATTACGGAGCAACTTGGACAGCAGAGGATAAATATACGGATGGTTCAAGTGTAAGCGGTTTCCCAATGAATCCAACTGAGGCGAGTGCGGGCGAGGATGCTGGTGAACCTTGGTTAATGATTGCTCCTAATGGGGACTTATTATTACATATGTGGAGAGTACATTATGCCGTAACCGCCAACGGAACTTATCAAA